ATTCTACTTCTTGCTCTTTTATAGTGTCCTTCATTTCAGATATTACTGATGGTAGGTTCTCAACTGGTGAGCCTAACATTTCTGATATTACTTGAAGTTGTGATTCTCGTTCCTTAGCAATTTCTTCTCTAACTGATTCTGAGGCTATCTCTCTTATTGTATTGTAATCTTCTATAACTTTAACCCAATCAGCATTCTTAGCATCATCTTCCATTTCTCTAGTTATAGCCATATAACCTAAAGTTGGAACTCCTGCTGCTACACCTCTCGCCCAATCAATGGATTCAAGTTTGAAATCCATAACATTCCTAAACTCACCCTCTAATATCTCTTTAGCTGTTCCGTAAATTGAAACTGCTATTTTTTTACCCACAGCCTTGGCTGCTCTGAGATATTGCTTTAATTCTTTCGCATAAGGTAATACATATCCCTTTATGAATAGTCTTTTCTTACCTTTAACATTGTGAACTTTAGCACCAACCCAAATTGTCTTTGAGTCTGGATTTGCAAAAGGTCTTTCCTCATCTTTCAAATGACCTTGGTAGGCATCTGGCTTCATTGAGTTAATTTGCTCTGCAACTGACTTTATAGTTTCTGAAGAGTACTTTCTGTTATTAGAAGATACTGATTCATTCAATGCCTCAACTACAACAAACATGGGGTCATCATCACCCTCAACAAGGGCTTTTATGTCAACCCCACTTGCTACAGGAACATCTATTTCTGTTTTCTCTCCAGCCATTTCGGCTAGAGTTCCTTCTATTGTTATTAGTTTACTTTCTTCGTTCATTGTAAATCTCCAAAACCCAGTCTACTCATTTCTATCTTTATTGCTTTATCTAACTTACTATCAATAGCTTTATCTTTAACTAATTTTTCGTATGCTTCCTTAACATCAGGTTTTGTTACTAAGTAATCTCTTAACTGATAAACATTACTGAATCTTGGTGTATTTTCTATCTTCGGACTTTGTGTCCTCACTTCCCTTGTCGTTTCCACTATCTCCTTCTTCCCTGTTTCCAGGTTCTCCAGAGTCACTTGGCTCTTCACTTCCTCCAGTTGGGGTTCCTCCTGTGGTTCCTCCTCCTGTGAAATCTCCTGTGGTATTTTCTGTTCCATCTCCTCCTGTTGTATTTCCTCCAGAGGTATCAATTCCTCCTCCGACATCACCTTCTCCAATTCCTTCGCTTCCTCCTCCGTCAGTTCCACTATCTCCTCCTCCTGTTTCTTCGGACTCGTCTTTTTCTTCTTCGCCATTCTTTTCCTCCTTATCTTCAACTTTATACTCTGGCTGTTCTATGTCCATTTTACCTCCTGCGACAGTTATAACAGCCTTGTCTTCTACTTCGGGATATTGAATTGTCGTTACGAAATCTCCTCCCGCTACGACTATTCTTGTTCCCTCTATAGAGAACTCTATCAAATTGTGGGCTGCAGTAGCAACCAACTTCCCATTCTTGGGATTAACTATCTTCATAGCTACCTCCTATTAAATAAATAATTACATTTTTCAAAGCTCACTAGGGTCAACCATTTCTGGTGTGATATAACACAAACAATTTGGGTGAGGTGCATGAGGAACATCTTTTTCATCCTCAAAAACCTGACCATCTAATTCCTCACACTCACATCTTATATCTGGGTGTGACTCACTCAAGTTCCACCTAAAACCTAGTATCCAGGGTTGACCAGAGTGATATGCTAGGGTTTCAAGTCTATATGTTTCTGCTAACTCTGTTCTAGCTATCCTATAAGAATTGTAAGAAACAGAACCAGCCCTACGACCACTAACATCACCTTTATGAGTTTTCCTAAACCATTCAAACGGACTAACCCATTTTTTTTCCCCACTCGGACTTATTATATTGTCAATTTCTGAAGCCACTTGCTTGGCACTCCAGCCTTCTAAGTTACCTACCTTTACTATATCCGATACTGTCTTAATATAAGCCTTCTCAATAGATTTAATTCTACTGCCTATTGAAGCACCACCAAGTACTGTTCTACTTATAATAGTTTTTTCAACAATACCTGTTCTTTTGTCTATACTATCTTTTATACTCTTCTCATACTCTGGGTCTTTATATTTTTTGATATTCTCTAAAACCTCTTGTCCAGCCAATTCTGATACTTTAGCATTGTATTTAACTAATAGGTTAGTAAAGTTCAAAGCCCAAAATGCGAAAATATACTTTATGTATTTGTCAAACTTATCCTCATCTAACTTTCCATCTCTATCAGTAGATTTAGCAGAATACTTAAGAACCTCATTCCTAGTATCCTTCATTAACACATCTATCTCTTTTTCTTGTTCAAGAGTTAGACGAAGAAAATCATTTCTATAATCTTTCATTTTCTTTCTCCTCTAATTCCTTCCTTGGTTCGTTTGCTAATTTTATACTTTTCGCAAACTGTTCCTCAGCTTCCTGTTTTTCTTCTTTAGCTTGTTCAAGTTCCTCATCTAAATCACTAACATATTTATCAAGACCTAATATCATTGCTTTAGTTCTGTCAGATATTAAACCTTCCTCGCTTAATAGTTTAACTATTTCCATATTTAACTGCATATCATCATCTATAATATCTGGAAACACTATAATGTAATCTTCTGGTAATTCCTTTCCAGATTTGTATGCTATTGTTTCAACAAGCTCTCTAATGTATCTTTCAAACTGCTGTTGTTTTCTTTGAGCCTTCCTAACCATAACAGGCATTTGTTCTGATACTGAAGCCTTAGACGATTGAACTGCTGTACCCATTACAAACTCTGGTGTTTCAGCGGTCTGACAAATTGACCAAAATAATAAGTTCAATAATTCAGATGCTTCTGAAGCATTTTCTATAGGCTTCATCATTCCAACATCAAATGTATCTCCACCTATTAAAACTTTTTGTGCATCCCAACTAAACTTGTATGTTCCATCGTCTTGCCTTGTTCCATTAGCTACCATAAATGAAGGAACATCTGGTACTCCCTTAATATACGGAATAACAGTTGAGTTAAATACATTATTCTTTACAGCATTTTCCAATACTGCATGATAGTTGGACATTAGATAGTAGATATTCTGAAACTCTGATATTCCATAAATAAATGAGGGTTCTTTCTCATTATGGAACGAAATCATATCAAAATAATCAACCTCTCCAGTAACCTCGTCAATTACTTGTTCTTTTCCATCCTCTATTTTAAGAACTTTAATATGTGGTGAAGTCTTTCTGTATTCTGTTCTATATTTTATATTGTTAATGTTATCCGTGTCTTTCTTAATTACTACCTCAACATTATAACCAATTAACTCGCCTGAAACTGGGTCAACTTGAATATCAACTCTATCTCCACTTACTAGGGTGGGTTTCAAATCGTCATTTATCTTTACATAGGAAACACCATCCCTCATAGCAAACCTAACCAAGTCAAAAAATGTATCATGGTTTTCTTCCAACCATTTATTTATGAAAGTTATATTGTCATTCTCTACTTCTGACATTACCGAGGGGGACTCTGCAAAAGCAAACGAGGTTGTTGCATTTATGATAGGCTTAGCAAAAGCTGCACCTAATACATGCTTTTGTCCTACATCCTGACCAGCTTTATTTTTGAATACACTTGCATAATAAACAGCTTTAGATAAATCAAAGTCTGGTTTGGAATAATCAAATGACTGATAACCTATGTTTCTATAAAGGTCAAGCTTACTAAAATAATTAACTACATCTTCTTCTCTACCTACCATCTCTCTTATTATTTTGAAAATAGATTTTTTTGCCATAACAGAATTATACACTCATCTATTTATACAAATCAACAACTTTCAATACTATGACTTAGGTCTTAGGTATGACGGAAGTCTTACTACAAATGCTCTCTAACTATACAGGGGATATTATTCTGTCGCATCAGTTCATCTGTCTTTTGCCAAAATCTACTAGGTGTGTTTGTAAGTGTTGTTGAAATCCAATCCAAATTACTAAAGTTCCACTTGTAAGAAAGCATACCTATATTCTCATTGGTTATCATTTTACATCCACACATTAGTGCCTCTGCCACAGACCTACCGAATGGCTCAACCCAATTAGGTAAGTGAATAAAATACTCATAGCTGTTTAACAACTCTGGTACTTTGGAATACTTAACTGTGTCTATGGTATGAACATTGTCTGGTAAATTACTAACCACACCATCGTGGTCAACCCAACCAACCAAATCTATATTTTTCTCTGGGTTATTTCTAGCATACTCTAATATGTTTTCTATACCCTTATGAATACTAAAACCTCCTGTGTAAATAACACTATCTTTTACTCTTTCAATTCCTGGGATTATCTTGAATAGTTTTCCGTCTATAGGTGAGGGCATATACCAATCATCAGCCCTTTCTAATCCCATTCTATAATGTTCCTTTCTGTGTAGTGGGGACAGGTAGTAAACACACATAGCATTTTTGAATATCTCCTTTATGAACGGAAACTCTACTAAGTTGTGTTGCCACATATAATCATGTTCGTATCGTATGTATTTCTTGTACTTGATAATCTCCCTAATAAATCTAGGGTACTTGTTATACAAATGAACCATATTGTTCATAATGAATAAATCACCCTCTCTTAAATAATGATTTGGACTTATTCCCAATTCCTCTATTGTGTAGAGTGAACATTCCTCAATATCAAATCCCAAATCCTTACCCCAATCCATAACATACTTGCTAGTAAGTTGACTACCACCTGGGTGGGTTTTGGTATTAAAATCCTCTAACCAAATAATCTTAGATATCATTTTTTATCTGTTCCATTAAAACAATTAAATTATCTATTACTGTGTCCCAAGAAAACTTCTTTTTAATCTCTGGAACTCTGTTTAAGGCTTCTACCTTATATTTTTGATAGTTGTTATAGACATCCCACATTTTTTCCTCTAATTGTGCATAATCAGGCTCTACCCATTTACCTATTCCTCTGTGCCACACCCTCCCGACATAATAGGTTGGACACTTTCCTCTTGTTCCTATTTTTATTCCATAATCAGAGAACTCCCTGTGAGAATGAGCATCTGTCAATATAGTGGGAATACCTCTAGCCATAGACTCAAGCGGGGGTAATCCAAATCCCTCTCCTCTTGACGGATACACGAAACAATTTATCCTCTCATACCAATTATCCATTTCCTCGTGACTAAGGTCTTTGATAGTGCATTTAATGTTTGGCTGTTCCAGAGCCTGTTTTATGTAATAAGTATCATTTGCCCACCTGTGTTTCCTTCCCTTAAGATGTAACATAACTTTGTCTTTTGGTGTCTTGTGAAATACATTCAAAAAAGCTTTCATAGTTAAAACCCAACCTTTTTGGTCACCATCAACGAATGAGTTTTGGTGTCCGAATACAAAAGGTTCCTCGGGTGGATTAACCGAATCAAAACAATCCGTTCCTAAGTTAAGTTTGTATATTGGTTTTATTACTCCACTTTCCTTAAAAGATTTAACACAAAAATCCGAGGGGACTATAATTGCTGAGGCTTGGTTACAAATCCTTACCCACTCATCTGGTATTCTGTCCGCCTCAAACATTGTAAAAAGAATGTTCTTATTCTGTAAATGCCAAGGGTTGAATATACCAGCACCAGGTGAACCGAGATATATTTTGTAAGGTGAAAATGGGTTCGTTCTTATTCTACTTGCTATTGCTCTTCCTAACCTACCATAGCCATCATAGGCATAAATTATATTTATCGGAAAATCAAAATCTACTTCTTTCATATTAGTCCTTATATCCATAATAACATGACATAGCCATTATCTCATTGGTTAAACCCCAGTCTGCCTTTTCCAAATCTTTCCAAGATAGTGGTCTATATCTTGAGTCTGTCTTCCTTGAATTGACACTTTTTTTAATATCTGGCAATTCTTTTGGTATCGGCAAACCCAATAACTTAAATACTTCTGGGTAAATTATATCAAAGTCCTCAACCTTGTACCTAGCCTTACAAACCTTATCACACTCCGCACACCATCTTGCCCAAGCCCACATATGCCTTTTTAAGACCTTTTCTTCTGGGATTTGAGGTTGGATATGGGTATAGTCAATTACTCGCTGGAAAGTGGTGTTTTCAAGTGTAAAACAGCTACTTAAAACATCCAATGGGTGACGAGTTTGGTGCAAAACGACCTTAAAGTTCTCGTGATATGGTAAGTGCCTGTAAGAAACTACTCCGTCTTTGGCATAAGCCTCGTGCATAACATCATAACCTAAAGCCCTAAATACCTCGGACATATACTTTGTTCCACTTCTTGCGAACCCTGTTATTAAAAATGGGTACTCAGCCATCTATTTCTTCCTCTAACATCATTTTAACTAATCCAGAAAATGTTGTTCTTGGTTTCCAACCCAATTCTTTCTCTGCTTTTGAGGCATCTCCCAATAATAAATCTACCTCTGCAGGTCTATAGAACTCGGGATTAACTTTTACTACCAATTTTCCAAACTGATTAAATCCTTCCTCTTCTATTCCCTCACCTTTCCAAGATATAGTCCAATCTAAATAACCAGCAGTTTCCTCTACAAACTCTCTGACCGAATGGGTTTCACCTGTTGCGATAACATAATCGTCTGGCTTATCCTGTTGTAACATTAAGTGCATAGCCTCTACATAATCTCCAGCAAATCCCCAATCTCTTTTTGAATCTAGGTTTCCTAACTCAATATGTTTTCTTTCTCTTTTCCATACCTCAACCATTTGTTTTACTATTTTTTTGGTGACAAACTTATCTCCTCTTCGTGGGGACTCGTGATTAAACAAAATGCCATTACAGGCATACATAGAATAGGCTTCTCTATAGTTGCGAGTAATCCAATAACCGTATAGTTTCGCCACTCCGTACGGACTTCTTGGTCTAAATAGTGTGTGTTCCGTCTGTGGTGTTTCCACGACTTTACCGAATAACTCGCTAGAAGAAGCCTGATAAAATCTTACATCATTTTTGGTTTTTCGTATAGCCTCTAATAATGCTGTAACACCAAGACCTGTTACTAAACCTGTTTGTAGTGGTAGGGAAAAAGAAGCACCGACATCCGATTGAGCTGCTAAATTGTAAACCTCATCTGGCTTAAACTCGGAAATTAAAGATACCAAACTACTGTAATCCGTGAGGTCACCATACTTGAGTAAGAACAAGGGGTTGCCTTTTATTTTTTCAATTCTTTCCAAAGTGTCTGTACTAGACCTTCTGTACATTCCACAAACTTGATAGCCTAAATCCAAAAGGTACTCGGCAAGATAAGAGCCATCTTGACCTGTGACACCTGTTATTAGTGCTTTCTTCATAAATATCTCCCTTAACTAAATAAGCCTGTGTTCCTTGAAATACTTACTCCTCTCTGGCTCGTTTATTTTATTTAAGTCCTCGTAACACAATTTGCAAAGTATTCTAGGTTTTCTATAAACAACCATTTTATAGGGTTCTGTATAGATAAAACCCTCTCCTATGAGTATATCACAAAACTCACATCTTAATCTTTTTGGTCTTTTACTTCTTACTCCTTTAGGCATTTTTCGTTTCATATATCCAAGCCAACACTATGGCTATTATAGTAATAACCATAAGTCCTATTGAAACTATCTCACAGATATTTTCCTGTATCCACCACCATAGTTCCTTGTGGGGTTTATCGTAAACTCTTTTTCCCCATGTACTTGATGTTAGGGGTTGGTCTGTTAGGTCTTTATTTCCTTTTTTCATATGTTCCTCCTATATGAGCAATTTTGTACATATTCCGTGAACATATCCCACGATTTTTTCGTGGTTTATCTCCCCGATGTTAGTTTCTCTTTAACTTCCAGTACAAATCTGTACAGGTAGTTTTTTTACCACTTTGGTTCCTAGATAATATACAGATATGTATATTTTAAGTGTACTAAAGTGTACACTATTCTGGAACTATCTCATTTATTTTCAAATCCACTTTATTCCAACCTTTCAGATACTCGTAGTAGTTGGGTGTTTCTCTTCTTGTTCTTAGTAGGGTTTCGTTCATATTTTCTAATCTTGTAATTCTGTCCTCAAACTCTTTAACATAGGATAGGAAAATTAAGAACATAGCTAGGAACATTATCCCGAACATCAAATCTTTTAAGCTGTTTTTTGTTTCTGTATCCATATTTTCCAATCTTGGTTGACCGCTGGTTGACCATTGGTTACCACAGGTTAGGTTAGGGTAGGTTAGGTTAGGTTAGAGAGAGCCTACTTACCCATATCTTTAATACATTCTTTCAAGAACTTGTTTACTTTTACAAGCATATCCTCTACCCATAGGATATCTCCACTCATAATAGGTCTTCCATCTAAGATAAGTGTGACATCTGTCTTATCTACAATAGCTGACATTTTGTGAGAGGGTTTATCCTTTTCCTGAAGAACTTTCTCGTAAATGTGAAGGGTTTTTGATTCTTTATTCATAAAGCCTCCTCTAAATTTAATACTTGAAGGTAGGCTTGATATATGTAAAACAACCTGCCCAGATGTAAAAAAATAAAATCAAGCCCACCTCTAAGAAAAGCTGAAAACCTTAATGCAATAACAGGATTTGGTGCAAAAAAAGTATTAACAGCTTGGTATGATTCTAACAGATTTGAGTGTTTTGTCAAGGTTTTTATATTAGAAAAGAGAACTCTTTATGCCTTTACCTGAAACAGAAAAGACCTGATTTGAAGTCATATTTCTCATAGCCGTGAAAGCGAACCAAAGGGACATGAGCCAGTCGCCTGTATGCCCAGAGGGGAATGAAATCATCTCATATTTTATCCTTTCGTAATAGTCCACAGTTCTTGAGTGACTCGGGTCAGCAGGTATAATAAATTGACCATTTTCCAAGAGTACCGCCATAGAGTTAATTCCAACGAATGGGTCAAACTTCTCCCCTGTAGTTTGGAAACCTTTAATTGGTGATACACTTTGGGACTGTAAGTCTTTAACCATAGATGCCTGAAAAGCATTACTCTCTACGAGTATAAGAGAGGGGTTAAACCTATCGTTCTGTCCCTTAATAGTGCTTCTGATATCCGAGGGGGACCAATGACCTCCGATAGCATTAAGTATTACCATACGATTGTCCGCAGTTTTTCCAAGTGTTGTTATTACTGTTTCATTAGCCATTTCGTTTTCCGAGATAGCCAGGTCAACTCCCTGAGTGATAACCATAATGGACTGAGGGTATTCCGCCTGAGTAAAAGAGTCTATGAGCCTTCTATTCTTGTCCTTACATTTCTCTATCCAAGCTTCCTTGATTACCGCAGTTTCATCCGATACCGCATCATTTTGATACATTAGGTTGAATGACCTTGTACCTAACGATAGCCTTTCGTCAAAGAGATTTTTATAACTCCACCTCTCTGACCAGAGTACCTCAGCGCCTTTATTCATTTCCTCTTCGTGTTGTTTGTATAACTTCTCTGCCTCACCCTTACCACGAGAAAACATTAAGTCCCTATACCTTCCCCATAAGTCCTGTCGGTCTGCCTCTTGTAGTATTGCTTGGGTTTTTATTTTCACATCATAGGTGGGGTCCTGAAGTAGTTGGTGGGACAAGTCCTCTGTATTGAATGCCGTAGATATCCAGAAAACTCTCCCTATCGCTGGTTCCAAGACTGGCATGAGAACATCCTGAAACCACTCCTCTACCTTTTGTCTTTGGTCTGGTGTTCGGGTATTGTCCTTATTGAGAATATCGTCACAGATTATTATATCGGCTCTCTTAGAGAGTATCGCACCTCCCGCACCGACTGTTGAAATAGTAGGGTCCTTTTCCCTTGTGTCCCTGTTGATAATTATTTCTCTGCTTGACCATCTCTCTGGGTAAGTGGGTTTTAGCTTACCGAATACATCCTGATACCTAGAGTCATTTAGTATTGCCTTGATTGACCTTAAGAAAGCCTCCGACTGACTTGATGTACTTGATACTATGATTATCCTAGCATTGGGGTTATTCCCTATGTACCATGCGGGGTAAACTATAGAGAAACAAGTAGATTTTGCATGGTTTCTAGGTGCCAGGATTACCGATTTCCTGTTTTTCTTATCCTGAAGTAGGTCGTACCAATAGTCGTGATGTGGACTATTCGTAAACCCCATAACATTTTGAGCAAAGTATTTTAGACTAGCTTTTGCTGCCTTAATATGGGTTTCAAGATGTTGCTGTTTTATTAGACTTAGTTGCTCTTGGCTTAGATTTTCCGTCATCTGTTTTTACCTCTTCTAATGCCTCTATGGCTTTTTTAGTCCTGTCCATAAGTTCCTCAAGGGACATTTCCTTTTCCTCTTCGGAAACTGTTGTGAGGATATTTAAGTTCATATTCCTTTGGTTGATTTCCGTAGGCGCTCTATCCCTCGCACCGCTATCCATTTCAAATTGGAATATCTTGCTTAACATGCTGAAGGCTAATTGCCTTGCCTCATCCCCTCGCTTTATAGGCATCTTCATCATTGTTTCTTTTTCGTCTATAAGAGTAGCCTTGTCTAATTGTGTCCTCGCTAGTTGTAGCATTTTCCCGTAAGAGTTGAACTGTTCCATAGCTGCTAACATTCGGTTATTGAGGTCGGGTACTATTTGCATAAGCGGCTGTGTTAGAGCTGTTTCTTTGTAAAAATAGCTATCCCTATAAGAAGCTATACTATTCTTACTGATAGGTTTTAGCCCATAAGACTCTATGACTGTTCCGAACTCCCTATTTAGCTTGTTCGCTATTTTCGTAGGTGAGATAGCTTTCCTCAACTCATTCCTAACGAACTCAAGAGCTTCGGGCGGAAGTGCATGAACTGCTGTCGGGTAGCCTTCCCTTTTTAACTTATTAGCATATTCAAAATTAGCTCTGCTTACACTTGGGTCTGTCATGTTGACATTATATCGTCTTTTAAGCGCCTTTTCTACAACAAGTTGGTGTTGATATTGGTTATCGGGACTAATCCCTTTAGAACGGGCTTAGGGACTCTAGGCGAGGTCTTTTTTTTAACTCACCATACCCCCCTCAATGACTTGGTACAATACCTACACCCCTAAATCTAAGACTTATGTCCTAGTTCCTCTTGCTTTTCTTTTACTTTTTTTCGTGGGGGTTTGTTGTATGTTGTACTCTCTCTCTTTCTTATCTATTATTGCTCGGATAATAGACTTGCTTCTAAAAACATTTAAGCGAATATCTTTTTAATAAATGTCGCAAATCTCTGTTTCTGACATTTCCTATGATACTCTTTCCACTCTTTCTTTTGCATTTTCTTTACTGCTTTGGCTCTTTTTGTGGTTTGTGGGTAGAATGTTGTTTTCATTTTATTTCCTCCTCTAATTTTATACACATACTATCTTCTAACTCTCTGTCCATTGCTAACTTTATTTCTTCCTCTTCCTCTTTGATTAGTTTTTTGAAATAATCATTTACTGAATCGTAGCAGAATAACTTTGTACCTAGGGACATATTACTTTCCGAGATTTCTTTTATCAATTGGTTTTTAAGTTCCGTTTTTGTTAGTATTTTTTCCATTTCTTTTCCTCCTCTAAAATAAATAAATAATTACTCCTGGCTTTCAAAATCATAATCGTCATAAGAAAGTGCATCCGAAATGTATTCGGCTAACTCTCTGATATCTCTTGGCTCGTTTGAGTAGTTTTGAGTAATAAGGTCGTAAACCTCGCCTTCAAACAAGTTTGCTAACGAATACTTGTTTTCTATTTTGGCTATATCCTTTACCGAGAAATTATATACTTTCTCTGCTCTGTCTAAAATTGCTTCCGCATTTTCCTCTGTGAAGTTTATTATTTTTTGTTCTATGTTTGTCATTTTTTGTTTCCTCCTTTAATTAAATAATTTGATAGTTTCAGTCTACCTAATTTAATAGGTTTGTCAAGGGTTTTATAGATTTATATTTTACTCTCCTTGACTTCCTCAACTTTTACTATTTTATCTAACTTGTACTTTTTCATATTGAATAAATGTCTTGCTCTACTTTTGTTTTTTGCTTTCATATAATAGGTGTTTATCTTTCCTGAATTTTCGTAAGTTATTTTGAAAGTTTTAGGGTTTCTAAGTTCTAATAACCTTTCGTCAATTAACTCGTTAACTTCCACTATTACGGGGTCAGTCCAATCCAGAGCTGAAAGTTTAATCGCTGTGTTAAAAGCATCCGCCCTTGATGAGCTTGACTCTAAGTTGAGCCTTACTCCCTCTAAATAAGTATTTCCGAAAGACTCACTTGTTTCTATCTCTGTTTGGCTAGTAAGTTTTGTAATTTTGTTGTTCATTTTATTTCCTCCTAAATAAATAATAAATAAATACTTTTTATCTTCTCATCTTTCTAAAGTTGATATTATTTTCCTCGTTTAACTTTGTAGCTTTTTGTAGCCACTTGAAAGCTAAGGCTATGTCTTTTACATTTGCCCAATGACTTTCGGTTTTTAAGTTGATAATGTTATAGATACTCTCACCTTTATAGACTTGTTCCGTAAGTTTGTAAGAGTTTGTGTAAGCTAATGTTTTCATTTTGTTTCCTCCTGTTAAATAAATAATTTAATATCTTCAGTCTACCTAGTTTGATAGGTTTGTCAAGGGTTTTATAGGTTGAGTTTTAACGATAGGTAAAGGAAAAAACAAAATCCCATGAAGATTTCTAACTATTTTTTACTAATTTTTTGAGGTTTTTAGAGGTTTTGAAATATCTCTAAAATATACTCATTTATATCGGTCTTTTTTTCCTCGCACTCTTTTCTGATTTTTATTAACTTAGTCCACAGCTCTTTGTTAGTTCTTATCCACAAGTGGTCTTTTCCCATGAAGTCAAATATCATGAAACTATAGTCCAGAGTATCTCCGTACTCATTAAAGATGTAATTGAGTATTTGCGAGAGGTCTTGGACTGTTTTTATATTTTCCTTTGACTCTTCCAATTTGTCCTGAAGCTCTTTTGGTAATGACTCTTTAACTTGAACATATAACTTTTCCATTTCCGACTCGTCTAGCGAAAACATTTCCTGAGTGAGTTCCTCTCCGTATTTTTTGGAAAGGTCATTAAACAGAAGAGTAAACTTTTCGGCTGAGAGCTTTCCTTGGACTATATTATCCTTTACCATGTTGAACTTAGCCCTATCCTCATCTATCTCATCCACATAGGCTGGAAGTTCCTCATAGCCTAAGACTATTGCTGCCTTATACCTGTGGTATCCCGCATATATCTCATAGTTTCCATCGCTTATAGGTCTTACATATATTGGATTTCTAAAGCCCTCTTCCTTTATTTTTTGAACTAAATCGTTAAACTTTTTATCGGACATTTCTTGGGGATTATCCTCCCTTGTACTTAACTTATTTATTGGGATTTTTACGGACTCCTTAATAAAAAAATCACCCATTTTTTCAGAGTTCTCGGCTTCCTCAAAAAAATCATCCATTTTTTCATCCTTTTTTTCATCCTTTTTTCCGCCCTTATCTCGTGCCTCAAAATCATCCATTTTACCGCCCTTAACTCGTGCCTTAGTATCACCCATTTTTACGGACTTCTCATCTTTCTTCACATCTCGTGTCTTACTATCATCCTTATTTTTATCGGACTTAACTCGTGTCTTAGTATCATCCATTTTTACATCCTTTCAAGACTCCATCTATGTAGTTGAAGTCAAACTTTTTACTTTTCAAGTATGTAATATACTCAAACTTATTAACCATACCCCATCCAGCCTAATCTATATTAACCTTAGTTTCCGAGTTCTTTTTAACATAATCTTTTAACTCATCATAGGTAAAGCTATCAATATCAAAATCACCCATTACCTGAGCAATGCTTCTTGGTATTTTATATTCTGGACTAAAAACTTTAACTTTCATATCTTCATAGAGCTTGGTGGCAAAGTTTTCATTCTTATAATTTTCCTCAATAAAACTCCTGAATGGCTTTAACTCATTTTGATATTTTTGTTTATTTTTCATCAACTCTTCAATGAAAGCATATTTAGCAGGTAAACCATCAATCTTGTAGGGGTAATTTGGTAGGATATCATCCATATACTCGGTGTTTTCAAAGATACCAATTTGCCCACACATTATCTGTTCTAAAGCACTAGCCATAAACTCTAACTTTTTAATTGTAAAAACAAAACAATCTGCCGAACAAGCAACTTTCCAAAAATCCTTTTGACCTAACCCCATAAAGATTTCATGAGGTATTCCATGACTTTCCAAATATCTTATAACATCACTTCCATATCTTCCTGTGTTTGGCTGAGGTATTGTAAGAACAACCTTTATCTTGTTCCCTCTTGAATAAAAATAATCTAACAACTTTACAATATCTCGTGCCTCATAATGAGAAGCTAACCTATTTGCATAATGAATTGTGAATGTATCATCCTCTCTTTTTGCTGTTTTCTTAACTTCCTCAATACCATCTATATCTATTGAACCCATATAAAAAGGTAGGGTACTTTCTCTCAATTCAAGCACTTGAGATGGACTTAGAACTTCCCTAAACTTTCTAAAAAGCTTTCTTTCTTGAACTTTACTATCAAACAAAGGAATTGTTCCAACTGAACCTATCGCAACATTGGTAACATAGATAGGGCTTCCCATAACTGTACTAAACTCATACAAATTGTAAATCGGAGTGTCCTTGGCTGTCTTATCTCTAAACTTTCCTAAAGACATCTTAATCACATTACCTAGTCTAGGTTGGTCATTCCATATTACATCATAGTAATAATTTCCCACTAACTGATTAAACTGTTTGATAAACCAAGGCTCAAGAGCAATAGACCTAAAGTATTGGTAGTAATCATCCTCATAAACCTCGGGTGCTTCTAGTAACAATACTCGTGGGTGATTATATTCCTTTGGCGGTGTGAGGTTTTTAGGAAACGGAATAATAAAACTTACATCCTTATAACTATCTAACATATTTGATATCGTTCTTTTCATTCTATTACTAACTGAACAATTCTTACTTATTAAGCTAGATATAAAAGGGTTGTATAAAACTATCATATTAACTTCTCCACTTCTTTACAAAATGTATCTATATTATACTTTTCCTTTATCTCGGGAATTACCTCATCTAAAAGGATTTTTCTTGAATCTTCGTAATTTTCATAAACTGTTACCATCATACTGAGCAAATCTTTCTGCTGTGCTATAAAAGGATAATTTGGTAACAATCTACGAATCCATTTCTTATCTAGGAACACTCCAACCACACCCATAGCTAATAACTCAAGAAACATAAGACCAAAACTTTCAGTAACAGATGTTGATAGGAACATTCCACACGACTTTGCTAAATTAACATAACCCTCTCTATCATAAAACTGTTCTCTAACGACATAGGTATTTGACAAACTCTTTGCTTTCTCTTCATATATGGGGTGATATAACAAATGATGTTCAGGCTCTACATTATGCTTTGACTTGCAATAGTGATTAAACTCTTTAGTGATTTCATGGTGAAGGTCTGCATTCTTTTGGATATTGTTTATTCTAGTGTGAGGTACTATAAACTTATTCTTATCATTTTCTTTTGAGAGTTTGAAAACATCAAAATCTATCCCATAACTTATATGTAATATATTATCCATCATCTGTAAAACCTTTTGTGGTGCATAGTGTGACTTCACAAAATCCATAATGTCATTGTAAGAGGTTCTAGAGAAACAGACTATCTTACCATTAACAGCCTGTTCATGAATTATTCCAACAAGCTCACTTTCTGTTAGTTCATAGAGGTTAGAAACAAAAACATGAATTATTTTCTCAAATGAGCAGTATCTTTTTACTTTAGCTATTTTCAAAGTATCATGAGGTATGAGATTTATTATGGTAGCACCAGCAATATCATCCAATTTATTGGTAACTTCAACATCTCCAGATAACCTTTTTTTTAAGTCATCTGCTATGTGATTTACCGATAAGCCTTTTTCTCCCCAGGCATGAATTACTATCTTACTCATAGTGAGATTTTATCCATTCTTTAACTTTTTCCGAATAATCTTTTATATCCTTTGTTAATTTCTCCCATCTCTTTTGTATTTGAAACCTATACTCCCATCTACCATCCAATCTTAAATCAGCAGTTCCATTTTTGATTTTAGCTTTACCTTGATAAGTATGAAAATCCCAAACCCATTCGGGAAAATGTTTAATAGGCTCAACTTTACTATCGTCATTATATTTTTGTTTTAATTTTTCTAATTCAATTCCCTCTTCTGTCTGATACCACTTTTTAGCTTTAGCTACAGCATACACACATTCCCACATATCATGATGACCTAAACACCATGAAGGATTTTTAGCCTCACTATTTCTTTGATACTCGGAAATTGTTGGATATAATCTTTGCCATTCGTCTGGTGAACAATCCTCACCTAATAATTTTAATAGGGTGTGAGCAACATATCTTTCGCCAACCTCTTTTCTAATAAGTGCTGCACATCTCATAGCTGTTTCAGCATCACCTATTCTTAAAGACTTGTAAAAATATGAAACTACATCATAAGGGATTCTACTTTTTTTGGAATGTTCCTCAACCTTTTCTTCCAAATTATCTACATTTAGGGTATCAAATAATTGTCCGTTTTCCATGCAACCTCCTATAATTTTATTTATCATATTCTACCTAAAGGTATGACCTAAGTCAATCTTTTTCCTCCAAAACTCTTATGTTTCCTTGTATCCTATTTCTTCTCTCTGCTAGACAAGAACGACATCTTTTGGGTTGGGTTGGAATGTGCCTATCTCGGTAATAAATCTGCTCTCCAACAGTAAAGATAAAATCTTTTCCACAGTCAATACACTTCATTTTAATATCTTCAAACTCGGGGGATTTTTTTACTTCTGTTTCTTGTTTATCTATTTTTTTATCCAATCAAATCACATCCTTCCATCTAACTAAAAGGGGTTGGTTTAGAGGAGGTCACAAAAAAATCGTGAACTTTTATACCAACCCCATATTAGAATTATACAACCTCTTAGTTTAACAAGCAACAAAGCATTTAGGTAGAACAATGAATGTCCCATTTCTCACCACCCAAATAAATGTTTGCTACTCCTTTTCTTGTTGGGTTGTAGTTCTTCATTTGAGCATAACTTCCCTCGTATGAGAGGAAACTTCCAGTCAAAACTGTGTATTGCTTTCTTATCTTGACTGTTTTTGCTCTTTTATCGTAGTACCTTTTTTCTTCAGAGTCAGCCATTAAAGCATGAGTGTGTCCATACAAATAGATGTCTGCTTCGGTATGAGTGGCTGTCCTTTTAGCTGCTTGAATCTTAGTGTGATTATACTTAGCACCAGAACTTCCATGCTGTGCATGACATACATAATTCTGTTTCCCTACACGGAAATAAATCATAGCAGCATAACCACCATAAGGAACACCTAGATGACGAGCCATCATCTTTGACAAATCCACTCCCGTATCTCGCCATGCACGGACTTCGTGGTTTCCCGTCAAGAGAACTATAATCTGGTCTTTTATTGGGGTTAGAACCTCACATAAAGTGTCGTACTGTTGCTGTGGTGAAGCTAATTGCTCAACCCATCCAGCACCTATTGAACCTTTGTTGGCACATTCTAAGAGGTCACCCATTAAAATTACCTTGTAGCCATTTTTCTTGACGAACTCTATTGTTTCAAGAAACTTTTTAACATCACAGGTCGGGTGTCCTAGGTGAACATCCCCTATAGGAACAGCCCATAACTTTTTGTCATCAACCTCACATCTTACTGACTGAACATCCGTGGTCTTACTCTTGTACATACTCAACAACTCTGACCAGTCGTTCATTTCTCACCTCTCTTCCCACTTCGTCTAATTCGCCTCATCAACCTCCTCTGTATCCAGCTCGTCAACGATGGCTTCACATAGTTTTTCTTCGTATTCCTGTATGAGTTTTGTGACTTTTTTTCCTTCGGCTTGTAGCCTGTAAAGTTTGGACAGTTCATTGATTATCTCCTGCTTGGTCATCTCTGACTCCTTTTCTAGTTTAGACTTTTAATGATAAAGTCTTGGTACTCGTCACTCTCATTTCTCATTTTTTCAAACTTATCTATTTTACCTCGTAACTCATCTAGTGTCCATTGCTTGTAGGGGATTTTTATCATTTCTTCCAAGTATTTTTTGTCATCTGGTCTATATTTACCTAACCAATCATCACTATCTGTAAACTTACTCCAAAACCAACCAGCTGTGTTATCCTGAACATTTTTTCTACCTAGGGTATGGTGGGAACTACATACAACTAACCTATTCCTTAAATCCCATCTCAACAACTTGTTACTTCTACCAACTATGTGGTGACACTCTAACTTATGATAATTAACTCTTTCTTCTTGGGGTAAAGTAGCACATATCTCACAATAGGTTTTTTTATTTACTGTTCTCCACAGCCCGTCTAATTTCTTTTCTAACTTACTTCTTTCTGATTTAGCCATCAAACTATAGTGGTAGTTTCCTCTGGCTGATAAAGGGTGTCTTCGTCTATGTTTAACCAATCTAATATGGGTTTCAACTCATAATCACTTAACTTAATAGACAGGAACTCGGGAATATCTAACCACTCCATCATATATTCTTTTCCAAAACCTAAATCTTCTTTTACTACATACTTTTTTATTTTACTCTTGTGGATTTGTATTATCATAATCATCTTTCTCCATTGAAATTAACTTAACAACTTTATTTTTTATTTTCTCCACTATCTTCGTGTCTTCGTCATCAAGCTGTGACATTGTATTTGGATTATCTAAGCACAAGCCAAACCATTTAAGTATCCTCTCCCACTCATCTCTCCTAAAAAGAATTGAACCTACCTTAACCTTATCTGGTATATTCAGTTCCTCTTTTTTCAACCTTAGCCTCAATTCCTCTACTGACCATTGGTTACTGGCTGCTTCCTCTAACCACTCATATCTATCATCTCTTGAACAGAGTATCATATGGTGTCTGTGGCTCAGAGAATACTCTCTTTCTGTAGGTAGCCATACCTTAGATACAGCTCTATATCTTAGAACTGTATTCTTGTTTATTCCTATCGTCTTTGAAAAATCTTCTAAAGCAGAGGTTCCATAGTTCTTAGCAACAAGTACTGCTAAATCACCTATAACCCATTGAGAGTTATCTTTACTTTCTCTGGCTTCTATACCAGCAGAAACTAATTCCTCCCACTCGTGAATGTTCCTGTATTCTTGAATTACAGCCTGTTCTGGCTTTTCTGGAATAATAGTTTTCATAATACCTCCTCAACTAAATACTACAAAATTGTATATTAAATAATGACTCAAGTCAATCCTTTCTGCTTCTTTATTTCTTTCAGTTTCTCTATATTTTTACCATTTATCTCAACATCTTTATACTTGTCATAATCATTTTTCCTTTTTAGTCCGAAATCCTTTTTGATAGCATTTCTTAATAAAGCCTTATAATCCTTATATCTCTTTCCGTGGGCTTGGCAGTAGTCATGTAAATCCTCACCTTTTGACTTTAGCTGTCTTTCTGAACAACTATAGGTACTCGTAAACTCCTTTACATCTTGGTCTGGTATGTCTAATAAATAGTTTTGAGAGTTCTCTACCTTACCTAACCTATCCTTACCTTTCCTATCCTGTGGCAACCTTTGGTTGACTACCTCCCCCTCTAATAAAAAATAATCACCACTCTCATCCTCTTGCATACTACGAAACTCTTTAAGATATTGTGTTTGAGTATATCTATCCTTCCTAATATAATTGTGTCTTTTCCAATGTCTTATGACGACTACACCAGTTTCAAATGAGATTACAAAACCCTTAGCTATAAGGATTTTCAGGTCATCATCTTGGGACTTGGTGGCTAACATAGTGACATAGGGGTCAATGAAACCATCGTCATCTGCTTCAACTCCTAATTGGTAATACAAGGCTCTGGCACTAGGTGGCATTTCTAGAAAGTGTCGTGTGCCTACGACATCCTTGGAGAACATTCTTCGGACAGCCATAATTTCCTCCTCATAATTTTATACAATTCAGTATAACATACTAAAAGGGCTATCCGCAGTTTTTAGCTGAGTGCCTCCGCACCGCTTAACTACAGGACAGTTCTTGTAGACCACAGATAGCCTTCTCAACATATTATATTTTCAAATTAAAATAAAGCTTACCATCACTCGGGAACTCTTTTACTTCAAGACCAAGTAGGGATTTTTTGATACTTTCCAAAGTCTTAAATACAGGCTTTCCACCATCAACTAAACAAAATGCCACATACAAAGGTGTATCTTTAGTACAGAATAACTGTTCAAATAAAGAGTATGATATCAAGTCCTCCAACTTAATCTTGTTAGTTCCTTTTACATGAATGTAGCACATCTTTTCTTTATACTTCATCAAATAATCTGGCAAAGACCTTATTGCAGGGTGTAACAGATAAAAATTAGGTATCTTGTTGTCAATCTGGTCAAATCCCATTCTATGATACTCAAGACCACTACCCTCACAGAAGAACTCAAACCTCAACTCACCCTCACCTCTTTTTGCTGTTCTTTCTGAGAATGTGTTGCTATGTTTCATTGTCATGGCATATAATCCTTATTCCAACATCTAGGTGTGTGGTGTTTTGGCATTTCCAAATTATTCATCCTTTTCCAATTATTCCATACCCACATAAGAGCATTATGAATATCTGGCTTCTTTACATCCAACTCAACAATTTGTAGGACTGGGGTCTTGTTCTTTACCAAAACATCATAGATAAACTTGTTGGGTTTCTTTCCATAGACTTGCTCATAACCATAACAATAAAGCGAATGCTGGTGTGTTTGTTTGATATTTTTATCCGAGTATCTTCTTGCACTAGTTTTGAGGTCGTGTAGGTTATTTTTCCACACTCGGTCAATTATCCCAACAAAGGGTATGGGAAGCACATCTTTTTCATTCAATGGACTCTCCAGAATGACCGTAAAAGATAGTTCCACCTCATCATAGTGGTTAGATAGGTATAATTCAGAATAGGGCTTTAGAAACGATTGTAGAACTTCATCCTCTGGCAGTTTTTGTTCTTTATGGTACTTTTCCACCATTTTGTGAACATCCGAACCTAAATCCAAGGCATCGCTAGATGGCACCTCATAGCCATATTTGTATTTCAACCACCAACACCTTGGACAGGTTTCGTAAGCCTTTATACTACTGTAAGACAGGTGTTCAAGAAAATCTAAAGACATTTTATTTTCCTTTTTCAATTTTCTTCAAGTCCACAGACCTCTTGTCTGCATGTTGTTTGATAAGGTATAAGTCCTTACCCTCATATTTTTCTGACTTTACTATTCCATTTAATATGGCATCAAGCTGTTCTTGAGTTTTAGCCAAGTTCAAAGAGTTTATTGCCGATTTTATATTAGTCAATACTTCCTCTTCTACAGGCTCTTTTTCCTCATCATCATCCTGTGGCATATCCTCAATATCTTGTGTAAAGTATTCCGATAATGAAAATGTCGTTAATACTGCATCAACAAAGGCTCTTTTCTTTGCTATTTTTACTTGCTTGTTAATATCAAAGTCTTGATTTAAGTCGGTCTTGGCTGTACCTCTTCCCTCGCCAACAACCTCATTACCACTATCTCTTAGATAACAAACATAGCATACTAAACCAGCCATGCTACCTAACATTTCCCAAGTGTCGTTATCTCTAACCCAATCTGCTCTAACATTAAACAGGTCTGCTATTTTCTCTGCACCTGGCTTAAATAATGTAGGTTTTGAATCTACCTCATAATATGTACCATCTCTTCTTTTCCTCTTCATAGATATTGAGCCATAGTCAATATCTTTTGTAAGACTTCCTTTAATGAACTTATCAAGAACTTTCTTTTTCTCCGAGTGTTCTTTTACTCGCTGTTCCAAGTTTTTCAAGTTTTCCGACTTGTCTTGTATTTTTTCTGTCATCTTTTTCCTCCTCTAAATAATTTAATATATGTTTGCATTTATAACCTAACTTTCCTCTAAAGATAAAGTCTGGACAGTTACAAAGCCAATACTTCTCTCCGTTGTGTTCTACCTCTCTTAGCAGGTACTCAACACCATCGTCACTAAGACTTTTAGTTTTCTCCATTTTGATAACCTTCATATTGCCTTTTGTAATTAACTATATCTCTACCAGCTACCATATAATGAGGAACTCTACTACCAAAAGTGTAATCACTTGCAGGTAGAACTTCCCTTCTTATAAGTTTTAAGACAAAGAGATAATCGGGCTTACCCTTTGAGTTAAGGATAAAGCCATTATCGGCTATATCTCTAGGGCTATACATTTTATTGGGTTCTATATTCATATTAACCTCCTCTTTTTAATTTTATACTATCTACAAAACTATCTCATATTCTTATAGATTTGTCAATATATCTCTATCATTACATTACAGGTATCCGCACATTGTAGGGACTCCTTTAATGCTTTTGACAAATCAGCTATCTTCCCATATTTCTCAAATCCACCTGTATCTGTAACTTCAACTATTTCCGATAAACCATTATCAGTATTGGTAACTATAACTTTTGTTCCAAGCACAACCTCATTGAATGCTATAGTTCTAATTCTATCATCTAGTTTCTCACCATTAGCCATAATAAAGTTCTCATTACAACCTAAACAGGTTTCGGGAGTAGCACCATACCAACTGGCTAAACCAGCCCAAGTAGGTTTACTCTCTATAACTTGTTCCTCAATGATTTCAATAACCTCTTCTTTAGGTTGCTCTATATTCTTAACAAAACCAACCCATTGAATAGGAAATTGCCATTCATGTGTCTTTCTCCATTTTGCATAAGCCTCTCCAAATGATATTCCACCTACTATTAAGACAACAAGACCAACCCCTACCAATGCACTTATTAGTGCATAGTCTGTTCCAGGCTTACCTTTTTTCTTGAGAATCTTTATATGTTTCTCGTCTTTTTTATTCTCTTCCATTATCTATCACCTCCTCTATACATTAACTTAATACCTTCTATTTTTAGAATTACTTTTCTTATGTCTTTAGCCTCTTTAGTCCTCTTGTCTAAGGCTAAGTAAATATCACACCACTCTGATATCATTCTATCTAGCTCTGAAATAACTATTGAATCAGTATATGTCATCTCACCTACCTTTTCTGTTAGATTATTCATTTTAACCTCCTCTAATTAAATAAATATATTATCATCTTAACCTATATTATAGATTTGTCAAGGGTTTTATAGGTTTAATGACTTTGAACTTTCTCAACTAAGTCCTGTACCATTGGGTGGTCTATGTTTAGATAGTCTTTATATGCCTCTAATTTGCTTTTAGAGAACCTTTCCAACCCTTCAAGTAATGTTTTATATCCAACAAACAATGTCCTTGAAATAGACACATTGCTGTAATCAACAGGAACTACCGATAAATAAATACCTCTTGCTGTGTAATCTCCACTCAGAATACTAGTTCCTCCCATAGTGTAATAAACACTAACCTCTGTATGAGTCTTATCCTTTAACGGACTTTCATAGTAGTAATCTATACTCCTCTTTCTTTCAATTTTCTTTACTGGTTGCATAATAACCTCCTCTAAATAAATAAACTTACCAGCTTGACTGGTAGTAGTAATCTCCACCTTCCTTCAAAGCACTTTCAATCATTTCTTTAGTATGTTGTAAATCCTCGTAATACCATTGGTCATAACTTGTTCCACCAAAGAAAAATCCCTGTGCTGTAGGCAATAACTCCTCTGCTAAAGAAGAATCTTCCATATATTCACCATCTTCAATAATTGGGTGCTTCCCACCATCATCATAACGATAGCCATTTTGGATTTTTCCTTCAATTAACTTTGTACTATCAAGAACCTTATTAACTAATCCTAAAAGCTCTTTCAATTTGTCCTCACTAACATAGTATTCCTTGCAGTCATCTTCCCCATCTTGAACATTATCCACAAACCATTGGTGTATGGCATTGGCTTTTCTCCAATAACCATATTCCTCAACTATCTCTGATATTTTCTTAGGGTCAATTCCTTTTGTTCTATCTCCTGTTAATACTATGTTTGTCTTTTCCTCATCAGTCATGTGTTCCCAATTTTTTACATAAGTTTTTCTATAAAGGTACATATCTAATCCCATTACTTATCACCTCCTCTTAATTCTGCGGCATCTTCTGCCACATAAATAAGTCTTACTGCTAAATCGTACATATACTTATGGTCATACCCATAAGTTGTTCTATAATCCTCTAACTTCCTATCAAGGTCTGCTGCCCAAAACCCATACTCTACTGCTTCGTTTGCTGCTTGGGTAAACTGACCATTTATTATTGAGTCAATTATTTCTGTAAATTGCTCATCTGTTCTATATTCTTTCATGCTAACCTCCTATCTAAATCCTCACGAGCTTTTTCTTGTATGTAGTTGTTGACATTTTGATAAACTATCTCACAGGGGTTAATCTCATCTATCTCTTCATATAGTTCATAGGAAAAATTATCATCTTCGTCTAATCTCCAAAACAAACCTATTGTTCTACCAGCATCTACCTGTTCTTGATACCATTTGTCTAAAATCTTTTTCTGTTTTTTAGTTAAATCTCTCATCTAAACCTCCTCTAATTAAATACTTAGTACTCACTCTCCATTTTATTTGTTATAGCCACATAGGCTACCATCTCTTCCTCGGGAATCTTGAAACTTGACTCATTCATTTCTCTTTCAGCCTTTTCCAATCTAGCCTGTGCTTTCAGATATTTCTTATATGAGTTGATTGCATATACTGTTTCGGGACTAATATCCATCTCTGAATATTCTGCCTCTTTAGTTTGATATGTTACTTTCATTTAGTTCACCTCCTCTTGGTAAAAATTAGTATATTACAATCTTATCATATTAAATAGGTTTGTCAAGGTTTTTATACTTACTCAACAAAACTAATACTAATCTCATCAACACTATCCAAGTCATATTGAAACAACTTACCCAAAATCAAAATCTCTCTTCTAGTAAGATTGCCAACACTCGCATAAATAGGATAATCACCTACCATTTTTACATAACTATTCTCGTTATACTTGTCCCAACCTTCTGTCAATTCTTTCTCTGTTATTTCAAGTTTTAGTTTCATTTTTCTTCCTTCAATGGAATTTTATACTCATAACAATCCTCAATAATTACTTCCTGTCCTTCAACTCCAAGCTCACTTGTGTACTGCCAAAAGTATCCGTCAGCCTCCTCTTGACTAGTTGCCCAAATACCTTCAATCATATCTGAGCCACTACCTACATAAAACTGATATACATAAAGAGTTAAATCCTTCAAGTCTTTTGCTAGGACAACATCAACATACTCATCTTTTCCATTTGGACTTCCTATGTTAATTTTTTTTACTTTCATAATAATCTCCTCTAAATAATTACAATTTTGAGAGTGCTTCACTAACTCTTTTATCGTACTCTTCATAGTACCAATAACCATCCTCCCCATCTTCCTCATTATCCTCATCCTTTTTCTCTTTCTTTAACTGTTCCCAAATATCATCAACATCAACTTGCTCATCAAAGTATATTCCTCCCCCACTAGCCTTTATTTTTCCAGCAAATCCAACCCCATCTTCTCTATATTCCAATTCAAACTCTAGTTCGGGGTATTGCTTTGCTAAATTTCCTACCCACTCTATAGGTGGCGACCATGCTGTATCAAACATATAGTTAATATAATATTCTTCTTCATCTTGTATTTTTACCTTACCATCAAATGAAACTTCTACATTTGATATATCCCACTTAGTTCCCCAATTTGCTATATTCCACTCATACCAATTTTCTTCTTCTTCTTTAGGCATTGGAACAAAATTACTAAATGACAATGGTTCTTTTTCTGTCTTTGCTTTCTCCTTAAACTTTGTTACATCTTCTTTTTTTCCACTTACATATAAGTTATTACTACACCAATTAGGCATTATTTCTCACCGCCTTTCAATAAAGGTAAAACTTTTCTATACTTCTTTGCTAACTCTTCTAAATTATTCTCTTCCAACCATTTAATAAAACTTTTCATTAACTCTTTATCTGTAAATATATTTTTTTCTTTTTTCATGCTACCACTCCAATTTCCAACAATCATCATACTTTAGACTCCTTATACCCATTCTATTTAATGTGTCGTCTAACATACCATCATCATATGCCTCACCATCATTTTCTTTTTCCTCTCTTTCCTTTACTATCTGCTCAAATACCTGTTTTTCTGATAATTCATCAGGCACCTCTAAATACAATGTGAATCTTGGCTCATCTGTATCATAGGGTGTATCAAAATCTGCTTTGATTATTTTCATTTCTTTTCTCCTTTCAATAAAGGTCTAATATAGATATATTTTCTATTACCTTTTGGCTCTATAATTTCATACTCGGGATTTGTTTTATTCAAGAATACCAATAGGTCAGTTACATCCATTCTACAAGTTTTATATGTATCATTTCTTGGATTTTCCTCTCCGAATTGGTCTATTGGTATATTTATCTGTAGAGTTCCACCATAGGTACCATTCCAACCTCCTACAGAGTGAATACTTGATATTTCTAATTTTTTAGTTTCCATTTTTATCCTCCTCAACTTTGTAACCATATTCCTTTATATCTGAAACATAAGTATCACCATACTCATAACTTCCATATGTAAAGGGACTTTTAACTGCACAGAACCATCTAGCAAATGGCTTATCATCATCAACTTGCCATTTCTTCAGTACTCTCCACTCCCAACCACTATCATTTCTCCAAATCTCGTAGGGATTTTCTAACTCCCTAGTTTTTGCTTGTTCGTTTTTCATATATTTCACCTCCTCTAAATAAATAACTTAATAAGTATTAGGCATATTTTGGTCAATATAATCTCTTCTTTTTTCCCAATCATAGTCATGACCATCGTCAAAACTATGCTCATATTTCAAATCATCCATAAGCTCTGCTCTCAATTTTGCACAGGTCATACACTCATAACCATCAAACTCTGAAAGGGGATATTTTCTACCACAACTCGGACATTTAACTGTGGACTCTTTTGCTACCACCCTTCCTTTATAAACTGTATGCAATCCATCTTGTTCAATTAACTTTTTAGCATTTCTCTTTTTTATCTTTTTGGTTTGAGCATTTATATCTTTAATAATTTCTTTTTGAGTTTTCATACTAAATCCTCCTCATCAACCAACTTGTACCAAATAAACTCTTCTTTCCCTTTCCATTTACATTTCTCATATAATTGGTCGTTCTTATAATAAGATGTTGTTGTAAACTTATCAGTTTTTAGTGTTGTGCCTTTCTCTAGTTTTCCTTTTGGTTTTTCTACTTGTAATAGTTTCATATCTTTATAGTGAAACACCAAAGTATTTTATTTCCTTTGGTTTTTCTAATTTCTCTAATCTAAATACTATTCTTTTTCCTTTAGTATCTAAAAACTTTACATACTCATCACTTTCTCTGTACTCACCTATAAACTTTAGGGCAAACTCTCTTTCTGTTAGGAATATCTCTTGTACACTTTCCTTACCATCAGAATAAATAGTAGTCTGTACTTCCTTATAGGGACAGACTTTGGTTCTTTCATTTGATACTTTCATTTTGACCTCCTGTGATAAATAAATAATTTAGTATTTACATACTATAATGTTTGAATAGGTTTGTCAAGGGTTTTTTAGAATAGAATAGCTACATATAACTATGTGTGGGTATCGGGCAGGTTTTTATTTACTAGAATCTAAGCAATCCACCAGCTTTTCCTTCGGGTTCTGATAGGTGTAGGTATTTGTCAACAAATCTTCCTAATAAAGTAAGACCTGTTACTATCAAATATCTTAGGGGTACTACAAATGAAAATAACCAAACCTTTATCTCCCAACTTTCTGGTATAACTACAGCCTGATTTACTAATTGAGTAATAATCCATGAAGCAACAAAAAGAACTATCCACCTTAGTGGTTCTTTAACTGCTTCCCATATTTTTTTCCAATCCATAATATTCACCCCCTTTTGAATATACGATTAAATATCTCTATTATCAATTCCTTTTTAGAATACTTTTTCAAGGGTTCTTGTGACGATAACTTGGTTTCCAAGTCACTAATAGTAGCTTTTAGCTTCGGAATAGTGGTTTCATAACCTTTACAGCAATCTAGCAGACTATCTCTTTCTCTGCTAACTTCTGCGAATTGTCCTTGTAGTGACTGTATTTCGGCATACTGCTCTGCATTACTGTGGCTAAGCCTTTCTATTTCTTTTTTCGCTTTTTGGATTTCTTCAGCTTGGCTTTGAACCACTTCACGAAGTTCCCTTGCTTCTTTTTTGTATTTTTCTTTTTCTGCTCTTTCATAAATAACTTCTTTCTTGACTTTTACATAGTCAATAAATAAATCCCTATAGGTACTATACTTATCATAACCATCTAACTCCTTGAAACCAAACTCCTCCTCTACCTCTGTTTTAATGTCCTCATCTAAAAAGTCCATGGTATCCTTCCTTTCTACCTCAACAATAGAATAACCTGTTGCAGGGTAATAACTTGTTGACTTTAGGACTCCTGTCCAAGGGTCTATCATTTGCCCATCTCCTACATAGAGAACCCAATGTTCAGAAGCACCTATACGAGAAGCATCTACCCTAACTATACATCCACCATACTTTTCAATGGCTTCAATTACCTTATCATTGTTATACACATTGTTAGTCCAATAACCTTTTGCATTGAATACTTTTTCTATAGCACCCCATACTAAGAGATTATTGTTTGTTCCTACAAATCCACCCACAGACTCAAGTTTATCCTTGACTGTCTTGGGGGTTTCGTCATAACCATTTATGAGCAATAGTTGAGCCAAGGCTGTAACCAAACACCCATGGGTGCCTATAGTCGTAGAGCCTAGTTTTTCATCCTTCCATTTGCTATCCCTTTGTGAGTAGTAAATCATAAGACTCCCTATAACTTCATAATGTAGCACAGAGCATAGTAAGGCGGTCTATTCTCGTGAGCGCCTCCACCACCTGTACTTTGGTTAACTGCAGTAGAACTACCTATACCATTTGAGTACCAGCCTCTAAGTCTGTCTGCACTAGCAGCACCTTTTGTAGGCTCGTAATCATCAGTATCGTCACCATCTTTGGAACCAGCAATAGTGTGACTGTGAGCATTCTGTGTATGGGTATGTGAGGGCATCTCATTGCTTGTAAGAATTACCGAACTAGAGCCTCCTGTATTCCCAACACTATAAGTAGAACCAGCACCAACAACAAACCTATTTCTTAAGTCTGGTGTTCCGTTAGTTCCATCACATAAAGCCCAACCACTCGGGATATTAACCTCTGCACCTGACCATAGAATTATTCCACCTACAGGTACTAGGTAATCCTCGTGGTCATCTACTTCACCTTTTAGGTAATCATCATTCTCACCCAAAATGTTCCAATGGTCTGTTGTAGGTACTTGACCTGCATATACTGACCAACTTGTGTATGCCATAATTTTCTCCTATAAATAAATACTAAGGCGAGATAACATCTGTGCTTCCTATTTCAGATGTTTCTACCTCAAAATAATCCAATGTTTCAAAAGGACTTACACTCCTACATATTATAGCCTGATTTAGTCCATCTAACGAATAGGTATTTTGTAAACCAACCACTCTCATAGTGTAATCTCTTTCTAACTGGTCATGTCTAACTCCAATCATATCTCCTAACTGTAATTGAGGTAAACTTCTGTTCCTCAGTTCCATTCTTCTTGTAGGTTCCTTATACCAATCAACTAATTGCTGACCTAAAGTTTCGGCATAGGTTTCACTAGCCATATATTTGTTTTCTATTGTAAAACCACCATCTTGTGACTCGTGTGAGGGTTGCTCTCCATATTTTATTATTGAATCTGCATCTTCTACTACCACTTTTATTTCACTAGACTCTTTGGCAGGTGTTCCTCTAAGCTGTAGGTATGTAATATACAAATCACCTGTCCCATTGTTTGTTATCTCTAACTTGGCTGCTGTAGCAAACTTGCTAATACTAATATCAATGTCTGCAGTCCCATCAGCACCAGAACCATCTTCTTCCACATTGGCTGTGTAGTCTGTTGTAGCAACAGGGTCTATTATACCAACATCTGTATTAGGACATGGGTCTGTAAATGAAGCCCAAATCGTTATAGTTTCAGAAGCCTCAATAAAGGTCTTAAAGGCATAAGTCCATATAACTTCTGCTGTACTGACTATTACTCTCGGTTTTAGTTTTACTACCACTCTGTTTATTAAATCCTCTGCTTTGGTTATGTAAGTAATATCTGTTAATTCATTAAATGTAAAACCAGCTACCGATTGTTTATACTCATCATTAACATTAAAGTGCTGTCTGTTTTGAAAAACTAAATTACCATCTTCATCAGCAAAGAATCTAGCACCCTCTGCTTCACAAGCTGTTTTAATTTCAAAGAGGGCTGTGTTACCAGAGAACCAAGCCATTGGTATGTATTGCAACCCCTCATCAAAAACCCTATTAGGATATCCTAAGTTTTTCGTGAATCTAATAGCATCCACATAAACATAACTATCAGCTGTACCTGTGTACTTAACTTCTATTTGGTCAATATCTGATAAATCAAAACTTGAGAAACCTGTTAAATCATCTAAAGTTTCTGCTATAAAGTTCCAACCCTCAACTAAGGTGGGACTTGAAACTAGTGTGTTAGAACTACCATCTGTAAGGGTTATTGAAAAATCACTAAAATCATCCTCATCAGAAACATAGACTACATAAGATAATTTATCAAAATAATAATAATCCGAAGCATCAACACTTGATAGTGTTAGAGTTCCTGTTGTCTGGCTACCTGTTGAGGTAAGGAATAGACAACTATCACCAGCAAAGTGATTTGTACCATTATAACCAACATCTGTGCCACTCCAACTTTCATCAGTTGAACCATTTGCTAATTCTAAAAAATAACTTTCATAAACCTCATCAAGTATTTTCCAAACATATCTATCTGTTCTTATCTCAATATCTAACTGACCTTCACTTAGTGCAAATCTTTTTATATTAGTCAACTCATCAAAAAAATGAATGTCTACCCTTCTCTTACCTAAATCTACATGGGGTAACTCGCTATAACCATAAAAATCCGAAACATACTCGTCATTAAAACCAAACTCAATTTTTCCTATTCTTTTAGGAACAATATGGTTTGCAGGGTCTAGTCCTAAATATGCTTTAACATCTACTGTTTTAGTTTCACCAGCTCTTTTTATTCTAGCCTGTCCTGATAAGGAATGTGTTACATCAGAGTGCTTTATTCTAGCTCTAGCACTAGCATTCTTAGCGATACCACCAGCAAATATTCTTCCTTTAGCTGTAGCTGTATATGTAGGATTTACCAACATAATAAAAGCTACTGTTCTATATTCTGGCTCGTTATTTGAACTTGAGGCAGATGTTGAACCATTCGCATATGTCGCTGTGGGAGATGAGGTTGTAACATCATGATAAACCTGACCATTTACTAAAGAATCAACCCACTCGTAAGCTACACTACCATCTCTTTCCCTACCAGCAGTATGAGTCAATGTCTTAGTGTGGTTATGAGTTCCACTTGCACTATGGGTATGATTCTGACTTGCATGTGTATGAGTGTTTGAACCACCAGTACCTCCTATAGAACCTGTACTTGTAGTAATTTTCAAATAATACCCTCTCATATCAGGTGTACTATTTGTTCCATCACACAAAACCCACCCTTTAGGAATATCTGATAAGTTTCCTAACCACAAACCAATCATATTTAGTCTATTACTATTACCAGCTCTATTCTGAATTGCTAGTAACTTCTTATAAAGAGGCTCTACTGTTTCTGTTGGACTAAGTGTTGGTGCTGTGGAACTTATCCCAGATGTTGTAGAACCTAGATTTCCAGAATGTGCATGTCCTTTTAAGATTTCATAAGTTGCAGGTTCCTTACTTGACCTACCACCTGTTGTACTAGCTGGTATTGAGAAACTATGATAATGACTAGAATTACTATGTGTATGTGTCAGGGTATGAGTATTAGTCAAAGAGCCAAAAGTGCTTGTAATGTCAGAATTGGCACCTGTACCCGCACCTTTTAAGTACTTATCAGAAAAGTTTGGTGTTGAGTTATTTCCATCACAAATGTAATGGCTAGTTTCTGAATCAGTTCCACTATACAAATAAATAACATAGTTTGGTATTTTTGAAACTGAGCTATTGGGTGTTATGAAAATAATCTTCCTATATGGCGGTTCATTTGAATACGAACCATATGTTGCTGCTACACTAGACAGACTACCACCAACTACTGCGCCAGATGTTGAGTTTCCGTGAGTATGACTTCTATTTATACAGTTTTCAGTACTTGAAGATGTTCCTCTGTAAGAACCATAAGCTGAACTACAATAAACAGTATGAGTATGGCTATTCATAGTGTGAGAATGATTTGCTGCTGCACTATGTGTGTGAGTAGCATTACCACCTGGAACATTTGGGTCAGTAGCATTGGCAGTACCTTTTAGAAATCTACTATCCAATCCTGTAACTCTACTCCAACCGCTAGGAATAGAAGCATTCGTTCCAGACCATATTAAAATAATTCCGTCTTCTATCATGATTTAGGGGTAAATCTATTATCCTTATTAACCAATCTAACATCAGCTTGGGAAATAGATACCCCACCTAATGGTTCGTTGAGTTTCCTCTCAACCTCAGCCATAATTAAGTACTCTGTTTCATCATAAAACTCTTGGTATAAATCCCATGCAACACTAAACCTACCTTGAGGTTGTCTATCATTATTTTTTGAAAGTGTTGAAAATCCACTAGATACAGTTTTCATTGTGCTGATACCTCCGTAATAATTAAAGAAACAGTTGAATAATATCCTGTGGTTCCAGAACCTCCTCTTCTTATTCTATATCCTAAATCAAGTCTACAACTCACACCATACCTTGAACTATCCCATTTCCCATAAGTGAAAGTAACAGGCAAATTATTGTCAATAGAATAATTTACAAGTTCCTCTAAATCTTCATAATCATCACAGGTCATAGCATCCCAATCTAGTTTATATTTATATTTTCTATAGAGAATATCCTCAACTAAAGTTCCAGCCAAAGTGGTTTGAGAGTTTTTCTCTACTATATTTTGAACCTCCCAATCGCTTGGGTGTTCTGGACTTACATCATAACTTCCACATACAAAATTAGGTCTATTCATTTTATACCATTCCCTCCATTAAATTATAGTCTGACAAAGCATTATACAGTTCCTTAGCTATCTGTCTTTTCTCTATCTCACTTCCAGCATACATACCTATATTAACTGTAATGTTACTAGATGTTGTCGGTATACTTGATGCTAAAACTTGGTCTGCCGACTCTGTTATACCAACACTAGCTAGAGAAGGATTATTTATCAAATCTATAGCATTTTCCAAATTGGTTGTATCAACATCTTCTATCAATTCTCCCACACTAGTAAACTTCTCTCTAAGAGAATCAGCCACACCATATATTGACTCTGTAAAGGTATCAACATCAAAGGCTATTTGGAAAGATTTTAGTGAATCTATAGCACCAACTAAACCATCAGCAAAAGCTAAAACACTATCTGCTGCTGCATTAGCATCTTCCATAAACTGGTTAAAATCTATATCTGAAAGTGTGTCTATAGCATTACCTATACTTTCCTCAATATCACTAGCAAACTCTTCTGCTTTTACAGCAGTATCATCCAATTCATCAGCAACCTCGTCTAGTAAACCTATTCCAAAACCTAGCGCACTTGACCAACCACCACCACCGCCTCCACCACCAGGCATTGGTATTTCTAACTTAGTTTCCTTTATACCTAGTTTTTCCAAACCTTTCTTTATAAGCTCACTTTCAAATAACTTGTTTATAACATCCAAGACTTTATTTATTGCTGTAACAACTACACCTAGTATTGCACCTCCTAGTGCAGTAAAGAGATTTAGGAGGGCTGCACCCAAGTTCCAAAAGAGAGTGAGGGTATTTTTCAAAACACTTTTAACATCACCATTTAACAATGCTGCTAAGATATTAACAAAACTTTCAACCATCTTACCTACATGAAATAATGTTAATCCTATAAGTTTTGCTACCTCAGTCCACATAACTTTATTATTTGAAAATATAGTTTGCAGAAAACTACCAATTTTAGAAACAAGGGTAGCCCATATTCTTATAGCTATACTAATAGCTAATGCTGTTATCTTAATGAAACTCTGCATAATATTTCCAATGTTAGTGAGAAAGAAACCAGTCATGAAGTTCACAAAAGCTACTAGGAAATTAACTAAAGATGCAATAAAGTCTGCATGAGCCTCCAACCAGTTTGGTAATGCTGTTCCTAACCAATTTTGTATATTCTTTATAACTGACTGTACTATATCTCTTATTCCTAGCCAATTATTTTTCCAAGCTAAATAAAGCACACCTAGTGCTGCTATTATTACTCCTATGTAAATTAAAAGGGTTGAAACTGAAATACCTAGGAAAGTAGCCAAGGCTATGAAAACTGATTTAATACCACTAGCAAGTAACATTAAACCTTTTCCTAAAATACCTTCACCAGCTAAAATCTTAGCTAAACCACCTATAGCCATAGCCACAGGTCCTATAATTGCAAGGAAAAATCCAAAAGCTATCACCGAGTCTTGTATCTTAGGGTCAAGAGATTTGAAACCATCTCCTAATTTACCAACAACATCTGCTGCTTTTTTAACAATAGGCTCAAACCTGTCCCCTATGTCCTGAAGCAATAGTTGTAGTAAACTCTTAAATCTCTCCACCTCAAAATACAAACCTTTAGAAGCTTCTTCTGCTTGTTCCTGAGCTATTCCCACCTTACCAACACTATCAGCATAATCTAAATAACCCTCAGTACCATCCTTTATTAAAGCTGTCATACCAGATACAGCATAAGCACCGAAAACATTATTCAGATAGGCTTGTCTTTGCTCATCTGTCAATTTTCTCGTTACGGTAACAGCAGTACCTTGTATTCCATTTAACTCACCTATCTTTCCAGATAAGTTTTCCATTATTGTAGCCTGTTCTTTTATCTTTTCATTTCTCTTCTCGTCTGTTAGGTTTACACCCATAAGACCATCTTCATAGTCTGCTATTTTTTGTGCTGCTGACTGATACTTACTTGTTAATCTATCAAGTTCATCTTCCTGCTGTTTAGTTCTACCGCCTACATAAGATAAAGCCTCACCTTCCTGATAAAGAGCTTCATTGAAGTCATGTATAATCTCTTCCCAAGACTTCATCTTTCCAGAAGAGTCAAAAGCAGAAACACCCAAATCATCCATAGCCTCTCTTGCTCTCTTTGTAGGTGCTGCTAAGTTAATCATAGCTCTCCTTAGAGTCGTACCAGCTATTGAGCCTTTTATACCGAAGTCACCTAATTGAGCTATAACACCTCCTAATTCTTCTATAGTCATGCCCAAATTAGATGCTACTGGTGCTATGTATTGAATAGAATGTGATAAGTCCTCTAACTCTAACTGAGAACTGTTTAATGCACCTGTTAAAACATCTGAAAATCTTGCTGCATCTTGAACCTCTGCGCCATAGGCTGCCATGGTGGTAGATAACACTCTTTGAGATTCATACAAATCCTCTCCTGTAGCAGTAGCCATATTGTAAGCAGCTTCAAGTTGACCCATTGCTATTTCTGCAGGAGTCAAACCATCCTTTACCATATCCTTAACAGCATTTGCTACCTGTGTTAATGAAAATCTACCCTTGGTTCCAAACTCCTCTATAGTAGGGGTAAGGGTTCTAATAGCCTCCTCTCCCTCTCCAGAAGCAACTCTTATGATATTCATAGTTTCATCATATTCCGTTGCTGCACTTAGAGCTTTCTTAGCAAAAATTGTTAAAGGAACAGTTAAAGCTAAGCTGGCAGTTCTACCAAACTTCGTGAGATTATCTCCTATACCAGAAAGGCTTTGCTTCCATGTTTTTTGCACATCTCCAACACCCTTTGTGGTAGTATTTACAAAGTTCTGTGTTTGTTTAGAAGCCAATTCCAACTTGGCTTGAAAATCCCTTATATCTAATAATAGTTTTCCAGATATTGAACCTAATGTATCTGTTGCCATTTTATTCTTTCTTTCTGTATTTTATTACTGAACCTGCGCCACCTAATAATGTTAGAACTTCATTCAGAGGTCTTCCCTCTAAACTACTTTCCTCTGTTCTTTTAGGTTTTCTTTTTACCTTTGCACCTAAAGCTCTCATAACATTTACTAAATGGTCGTTGATACTTTCAACTAAAGTCATTTGAAACTCTCTATCTTCGTATTCACCAGCGAATGCTAGTGCTGAATCTATCTGAAAAGCTGTCCACTTATCTTCTATATCTAAGTAGTCGCTTGGTTTTTTATTAGGATATCTCTTACAAATAATGTCAACTAGACTTCTCACTTCCCTGTTCTTTACGAAAGGATTTGAGCTTCCCAACCTCCGACTGTGCTTCTCCTACAATAAATGCTTTATCGTCTTCTGATAAATCATCTACAAGAATCTCGTCTTCTTTAGGATTATTTTCTACAACTTTGGGGGAAACTAAAGAGTGCTTAACCATAAGGTTCATCATCTTTATACCTTTTTGAACACTATCTGCATCATAGTGACCTAAGTCAATACCCTCTTTTCCAAGAGCCATAGACAATAGTTCACTTGGGATATCTCCACTTTCAATAAGTTTGCTTAAGTTAGGTTTCCTTATTGAAACAATTATCCCACTAGGAAGTTTTACAGGAACTCCTTGTTCCCTTTCTTCCCTTAATTTTTTTATTTCACTCGCTGGAGTGAGTTCTAGACTTTCTGGTATTTCCTTACTCATCATAAACTCCCTTCTTTAATTTAATACGATACTTCTAGAGTAGTAATCCTCTTTGAACCAAGTGCATTACCCTCTATATCTTCGTCTGTCTGGTATGCTGTCCCAGTCATTTCAAGACTGAATTCGCTTCCCTGTGACTGACTCACCTTTATAGAGTTAATCTGAACTTTGTGCCAAGTCTTATAAATGGTAACATTCGTACCATCATCATCTTTGGCTGTAGTATCAGCCTTTATCTCAACAAAAGGTGGATTATTTTCGCTATCTGTACCTAAAGCAACATCTAGTCCACCTGCAGACGAGCTAACAGTATTACCTGTAATAGCCTGAATGACATCAAAGCTAAGACCATTAGCGGCTAAGGTTATTTCTTCTCTCCTGTTATAGAAAAAAGAAGCCTTTACTTCGTCATCACCACTAACTTGAATATCATCAACTTGGGGGTCACCCTCTGCTGTTACTATTGCTGCTATATCATAGGTATTACCATCGGCTATTTTTACTGTTCCGTTTTTCAGACCAGCGCCATAATGATTTAATGATATTGGCATAACAATCCTCCTTGAACTAATTACAAAACCAAGACTCTAAATCTTGACTCTTTGAACTTAAGGTTAAGCGACTCATCTACCAATCCTCCAAGAGTGGCTTCCCATTCCACCCTTACTGCGACTTTATCGCTTATATTAAGTTGAGCATCATGTAATAATGTCCTGACTCTATCTAACACTCTATTTATATCAAAATAACTTTTATCTACATCATTGTAGCATCTTATGTAAATTGTTTCACTAACCAAATTGGTTCCTATGGACAACTCATTACCTTCCTGAATTATCACTATAGGTACATTTAGTTTTCTATCAGCTACATCTGCTGGTATTATACTATTAGATTTACTAGAAACACCACTAGTATTGTAATATGGCTTGTTACTAGCCAACATATTAACTAATGTTGTATCAGCTACTAATAAATTGTAAATTGCTTCATTTGTGCCTCGCATAACTCCACCTCACCCATTGGGGTAACTTAGTAGCTGCAATCTCTAGTGTAGGAAATATAATCCTAAACCTACCTTGATTACATAACTCTAAGAAAACACCATAGTAAACTCCTATGTACAAATAACCATAAGCCTCGTGACCTTCAACAACAGCCCTAGTACCAGTAATACTTCTTCTGGCATTACCTGTCCTGTCAGTCCAGGGTGCATTTCTTTTTGCATCCTTTTCTGCCTCTGCCAAACAAGCTGAAACTGCTTCTTGAGCTATGGTTTTAGACTTACTATCAAGCCTTCTAAGACTCTCGGAAATCTCATCCTTAACAAATTGTATAGTCATAGTCTTCATTCTATTTTCTCCAAATCAACTTGGACTATACTGCTATCTAATTCCTTTAACACCGCTCTGACCTTATACTCATCACCACTCGGGTCTTTCCAAATATCGCTAATTCTACAATCTGCATAATTAGTAAGACCAACATACTCTTGTAAGTTAGCTCTCATATCAGCTCTACCTACTTGGGTTGGTACAGCATTGCTTGAAATATAAGCCAGTATTCTAGCTAACCTAGTAGGCTCTCCAAGTTCACTTGAAAAACCAGGCTTTGAACCAGCTACAGGTCTGTATATGTCAACAGTCACACCTCTATGCTCTAAAATAGCATTCAAATCTTCAATTTGGTTGTCCTTAAAATAGACAAAATCTTCAAATCTTGACATATAACTCCTATCTATCAGCTCTGCTTAAATCAGTAGACTGTTCATTAGTATCCTCATAAAATCTGCTAGTTCTCTCAACTAAAGATATTTCTGATATTCCAGAACCTTGCCTAGATTTATTTGAAAGAATACTTCTAAGTCTAAGCAAATTATCAAAAACCTGTGAGGGCTTTAAGTCTGCTCTTCCAACAGAATAGTCAAACCTTCTAGCAGCATCCATTAAGAGAATATCTATACATCTGACTAAGGTCTTGGAAATGTTATTATTTTCCAAACTTAGAAACTCAGTCAATTCCTCATCACTAAAAGCTGAAAATATATACTCAACCTTAATTTCCACACCACTTGTCGGTGCTGTAACGAAAGTAATTATTCCCTCTTCTCTATCTATAGAATACTCTGTAGTTTCTGTCTGCTCGTCATTACCAACATAAACAGAATAACTACCAGCCTTAACATTTTTATGAGATAACTTGAATACAGTAGTTTCCCCATCACCAGAGTTTTGGTCAAAAGCTGATTTGTAGGGGTCTGCTAATTCTTTTCTCAATAATTCTAAATTAGTGTAAGCCATTATTACTCCTATTTTACTACAATTTTATACATTTCTCTACCAATCTTCATTAACTTTATCTACCTTTTTTCCTTTATTTACAAAGGTTTCCTCATCAACCACATCTGTCTTTTTGCCTTTACTTAGGAATATCTCTTCAACTATAGCCCTACCATATCTCATTCTTTTCCATCTCTTAGGTCTTAAACCTATACTTGCCTTTCCACTAATGGTTTTTATTATCCCTATCAGCTTAATGGTAGCTTTTGCCTGTATATCCTTGGTAGATACAAAGACAATTCTAGCCTTAGCTTGAATAATTTTATCAGATATTACTAAAATCCTAGACCTTGACTGAATGGTATTTTCAAAAGTTTCCTTTATTCTAGCCCTAGCCTCTATAGTAGTGGTTGAAACAAACTTAATGGTTGCCCTAGCACTAATACTTTTCTGGCTAGTAATTTCTATATCTGATTTTGCCTGTATAGTCTTAATCTGCTCTGCTTTTACATCAGCCCTGGCTGAAATGGTTTTCACTACCCCACTACTCTTTATTCTGGCTTTAGCTGTAGCTATTTTACTTAAGTAATTTACTAAGTTTGCTCTAGCCTGAATAGTTTTATCTATCGTTGCCTTTATATCCGACTTAGCAGATATTGTCTGATTTACTACTAATAATAGTCTAGCCTTAGCACTCAATGTCTTTGAAACTAATAACTCAATTCTTGACTTTCCTGATAGTAATTTTTCAAATGTCCTCTCTATCCTAGCTTTAGCCGAGATAGTTTTTTCTACAAGGATTTCAATTCTTGCCCTAGCACTTAAATCTTTGGTTGTAGTAATTTCTATCCTAGATTTAGCCTGAACATCTCTGTCTGTGGTTACTTCTATATCAGCCATTGACTGAATAGTGGTAATAACACCAGTACCCTTTATTCTAGCCTTAACATCAGAGGTCTTTTCCAGAGTAGCCTTTATGTTTGCCTTAGCACTAGATGTAATCTCATTAACTACTAAAATCCTTGCTTTAGCACTAACATCATTTAAGAATGACTTTTCAATCCTTGACTTAGCAGTTAGGGTTTTTCCTAAAGTGTTCTTTATAGAAGCTCTTGCATCTGCAAACTTAGTAGAGCCTCCGAAAACTCTAGCCTTAGCCTGTAAAGATTTATCATAAGACCTAAATATGTCAGCTCTTGCTGTTAGAGATTTTTCAAATAACTTTTTGATTCTAGCCTTAGCCTGTAAAGATTTTTCTAATAATAATTGGATTCTAGCCCTAGCATCAGAACTCTTACTCTCTGTGGTTTCAATTCTTGATTTAGCAGTTAGAGTTTCTTCCTGTGTTTTCTTTATATCCGACTTTGCACTTAGAGATACAGTTTCACCTGTACTTTTAATCCTAGCCTTAACATCAGATGATTTTTCAAATGATTTTTCAACCCTTGACTTTGCCTGAATAGTTTTTTCAAATAACTTTTCAATCCTAGATTTAGCACTTAAAGATTTTTCAATTAGTTTCTCAATTCTAGATTTTGCACTTAGAGTTTTAGTGTTATCAGCTTTGAATATGTCTGCCAACGAACTAATAGATTTTACTACGGTCTTTTCAATTCTAGCCCTTGAAGTGATGTTTTTTTCTATAGTATTTTTAATGTTGGCTTTAGAGGTCACAGAAGCCTCTAGGTTGACTTTCTTTATCCTTGTAAGGGTAGATATTGTTTTTTCCGAAATAATCTCTATACGAGCCTTAGAGGAAGCAGTTTTTTCAACCGACTCCTGTTTTATCCTAGTTTTAGCACTTAAACTAACAGTTTCACCAGTACTCTTAATTCTGGACTTAGCTTGAGCAGTTTTCTCTCCTAATTTCTGTATTCTTGCCTTGGCTGTACAAGTTTTATTAAATGTCCCACCTAAATTGGTATATTTCCAAATATCAGACCACTCACCGCATATAGATATTAAAGACTTGGCTTGTATAGTCTTACTAGCTAGTAAAAGAATGTTTGCTTTTGCTGTGGCTGACTTAGTAATTTCCTTTAACAATCTAGCCTTAGCTGTTAAGGATTTTTCAAAAGACTTAAATATATCTGCCTTAGCTGTAGCTGTCTTGGTGATAGTAGATACCTGTAACTCAATGTTCGCTTTAGCCTGTGCTGTCTTATCTATGGTTTTCTCTACCCTAGCCTTCGCTGTAAGTGTTTCTTCAATTCCTATAGTCTTAATTCTAGCTTTAGCTATTGAGGTTTTTTCAAACAATTTTTCAAGTCTTGCTTTAGACGATAGGGATTTTGTAATAGTTTTCTGTATTCTAGCTTTTGAATCAGATGACTTACTTACTTCTTTCTTAATATCACCTCTAGCTGTTAGGGTTTTATTAAAAGTTTTACTTACTCTCGCCTTAGCAGTTAAAGTAGCACTAATTTCTTTTAGTATTCTAGCTTTTGAGGTAAGTGATTTTTCTATAGTTTTTTCAACCCTTGCTTTAGATGTTAGAGTCTTACTAACTATAGCCAAAATATCTGCTTTAGCTTGTGCTGTTTTTTCAAATAGTTTTTCTAACCTAGCCCTTGCTGTTAAAGACTTTTCTCTAACAAACATAATCTTAGCTTTTGCTGTAGCAGTTTTAGTTACTTCTTTCTTTAGACTAGCTTTCGCTGTTGAGGTCTTTGTTCTTGTTTGTTGTATTCTCGCCTTAGCTGTTGAGGTCTTTGTATAAGTAGTTGCAGCATTAGGAACTTCAAATTCAATCCAAGAACATCTTGCATAAGCATTAGCAGTAGCACTACCATTTACTTGAACACTTAAATTAGCATAGTTAGTAATACTGTTAGCCTGTGCTTCACTTAAAGAATCGTTGTATTGTGTAAATCCAGATGGTGTTAGGTCGTGGGTAAATGAAGCCCTTACTGTAGGTGTTCCACTAACATCTTCAACAAGTGAAACAACAAATGAAGCATTGTTTGACTTAGTACCACCAAGTCTTGTTCTTAAAACATGACCAGTACCAACTCCAGGGTCCGTTGCACTTGAAAGTGTAACCTCAAAAATATCATTAGTAGCATTTTTACCAGACTCTACATAATCAGCATCAGAGTAAGTGGTTTCATCCAATTTCGCATACAAGGGAGTTGCTGTCCAATTCCCTGTACTTATATCTGGTGATATTGGTCTTAAATATTGTGCCATATTAGACTATGCACCCCCTTACTCTCCACCATTTATCAGAGGCTTCTAAACTTGATACAGTAAGTCTGACCTGATTTCCAACATAAGTTTGAGAAACACCATTAGACGGAAATGCCTCCCAACTATCACCATCCCAATACTCAATGTTAGCTTGACTTAACCAAGACTTTTGTTCCAATTCTATATTTGAAAATGTGTCATCAGTATCATCAACTTGAATAACAAAGTGGACATTCTCACCATCTCTTGTTCTAGGAATCTCCCATATAAAAATGACAGGCAAACCACCGCTTGACTCGTGTGTCGGAGATACTAATTCAACCTTAGCTACTCTAGGAACAAATATATTAGCCTTAGCTGTTGCTGTCTTTGTGTACTCTACTAAAATGTTCGCTTTAGCTGTTGCTGTCTTTTCAAATAACTTCTGAACTCTAGCTTTAGATGATAGTGTTTTAGTTACATCAATAACTTTAATTCTTGACTTAGTTGTGGCAGATTTATCAAAAGTATTTTTTATTCTAGACTTAGCACTAGCTGTTTCTGTCTGTATAACATTTATCCTAGCCTTACTTGTAGCAGTCTTATCCCTAGTAAATTGTATTCTTCCTCTTGCTGTTATTGTTTTCTCTACATTAACAATCTTAATTCTAGACTTGGAACTTAAAGTTTTAATAACACCAGTATTTTTAACTCTGGCTTTAGCTTCTGAATAATTTGACAAATCAATCTGTTTAATTCTAGCCTTAGTTGTCGCTGTCTTAGTTTTTATACTAAGTATTCTTGATTTAGCCTGTGAATAATTTGACAAATCAATATGTTTAATCCTAGACCTAGCCTGAGATGTTTTATCTCTAGTAAACTGTACTCTAGCTCTAGATGTTGCTGTTTTAGTTTCTGTTGAAAAAGGAATAAGAATACTAGCCTTAGCACTCAAAGTTTTAGTAATACCAGTATTTTTAATCCTAGCCTTACTTGTTGAAGTTCTACTTGTTGTTCTTTTTATTGCTGACTTCGCTGTAATAGACTTGCTTATTATTTGTATAGTAAAAGGTCTATCCGCAGTCCAATTTCCCCAAACATTGCTACCTAGAGGTGCTATAGCTCTTACTCTCCAATAGTATGTATCTTCTGTAAGACTTGTCGCTGTATATGAATATGTAATCTCTGTATCAGAAGCAAATGGGTGTCCTGGTGTAAATCCCGAATCGGTTTCGGAATAAGCATTAACAACTGAGGACAGCATAGAAATCTGATTAAGTTTGTAGTCATCAGGTGACCAATAGTAAAAATAGTGACCATCTGGAGAAACATCAAACGGATAGCATGTACCACTATCTATTGAAGAATAGTCATAAGTAACTGAATCGTAGGTGGCTGAAGTTATATCAAAAGCAACAGACAAACTATACTGATAAACAATCCTATTGTTATAGTTATTTGCCCAAATCTTCTTACCATCTGAACTAAAGGTAAATCTGTAATAAGTACCAGCTTCTGTTAAAGCCTTTGAAACAAAGTCATAAGAAGCAGTACTAATATCATAATCTGTACCTAAAGTGAACTTCCTAATAGTGTCTTGATTAGCAGAATTAACGAATAGTGTTTTTCCATCAGAAGTTAAATAAGCACTTCTTACATTACTTATACCATAATAACCAACATAAGTTGTAGTTGTTATATCCCAAGCTGTACCTAAAGAAAATTGGTTAATCTTAGCACTTGAAGTATCAGAAATATAAAGATTATTACCATCATCACTAAAAAATATCTCCCATGGCAAACTAACATAAGTACTAGGGTCAAAAGATTTAGAATCGTATGATAGTGTTGATATATCCCAAGGTGTAGACAAACTATACTGATAAAGGCTTTCAGGGTTAGTAAGTCCAGAAACAAACATCTTAGTTCCGTCAGTAGAAAAAGCTAATCCTCTTACTGAGCTATCTTCAGAAATTAGTTTATCTCTTACAAATGTGGAATAAGATAAATCTTTCTTAAATATCTCAATGTTATATTCAACATCATCGCTATTTTCATCTGTTCCAGTAAAAGTAAAATCAGGTGTAGAATCATTTACTGTAGCACTGTCTGCGGGAGTACCTAAAGTTACTGTTGGAGGCGAACCTATATTAGCCTTTGCTGATATACCAGAAGATTCATAATAAACATAAAATATCAAATCTCTTGAACTAAAAGCAGCCCAAGAACCACCAACATAAGTTACATTAGAAAGATTACCACTATGTGTCGGAGAGCTGTTATCACAACCTATAACAATATAAGCACCTGTAGTACCACTATCAAACTCAAATGTAATAACATATTTTGTACCATTTTCCAAAGTTACTTTATTAGCACCACTAAAGGTAAACTCTATTAACTGTAAAGTACCAGTAAGAGTAGAAACATCAAACCCATCGGATATTGCTAGAGCATCTCCTGTTGGCAAAGAACTTGTACCATAAGTTCCAGAGTGGGCATACAATCTAGCATAATAAGTCCCAGACACACCAGAACCAGACTGTTTCATATAAAACTTACAACTGCTTAGAGTACCACCATTACCAGTAAAGGACTGACCTACTTTAGTAAGATAGGTACTGTAGTTCAACATAGCAAGGTCTAAGTCTTTGTTAGTTTCAGAGTAGCTATCTACAAGCCCAGAACCAGATACAGTTATGGTCTGTTTTATTCTAGCTTTAGCAGTACAGGTTTTTTCTTGTTCAACAGGGGGTCCATAAAAATAAATCATTGTGTTACTACCACCATCCGTTGAATTAGCACCTACAAACCAAGTCTTATCTGGGTTTCCTGTAACACCAGATATGTTCATATAATCAACATCTACAACATCTCCTGTTTTTGTTAAACTACCTCCGAAAACTCTAGCTAGGTTTCCAGAACTTCCATTAGTGGTGAAATTGGCACAAGTCTGTGGATTATCAAATCTAACACCTGTTCCAAGACCAGCAGTATTTACAGCAATAGTATTCCAAGTATTCGTTCCTCTTATGTAAACATTATTACCAGTTATAGTTAGGGTATGACCATCCATTCCCGAAAAGTTACACCACTTACTACCACCAGAGGTATCGGAGATTACAAAATAGGCTGTACCACCACCAACAAGACCACCACCATTTCCTATTATTGTCCCTGTACCAGAAAATGTTAAAGTTCCATCTCTACAATAGAATGAACTCGCAAAAGTTGTGTATCCACTACTTGAGTAAAAATCATAGTGGTTCAAATCAAATGGTCTATAAAAATTACCACCACTTGTAATAATTGGAACATCAGACTGTGATGTTAATAAACTTGAAGTTGTACCATATAAGTTAAAACCAGATAAGCTAGTCAGACCACCAAAATCAATCTCAGATGTATTACTGTAATTCCATATTTCAAGATTTATACTACCTGTACAATTAGTAAAATCACACTCCCCACCATATACATAAACTACACCACTAAGAGCTGTAGAATTAGCCAATCCAGAAAAGTCTAAATCTGGAACTCTCATAGTATCTAGTGCTATTGTTTGTCCTGTCGTAGTTATAGAATTACTATCAAAAACTACTGTATCATGCACTAAAGGTACTGAAGAACCACTACTACCACCAGAGCTATCAGACCAATGACTGGTATCATCCCAATTACCACCATTCCCTACCCAATATCTCGTTACAGCAGATGTAAAAGTTATATCAGTATTTCCACCAGCATTACCTACAGATGTTCCAGACCAAGTACCAGTACCAGCACCAGTTATGTATCTAAAATCAACATTAGTTAAAGATACAGTAGCTGCTGTAATAGTAGCTGCGCTTTCTGTTGGTCCTACAACTAAAAGTCTATTTGAATTACCTGTGGCTGTGAATGTGTTGGAAACAGTAATACTAGCATAGATATTACAAGACCCTGTCTTGGCAGTAGAGCCAGTAATAGTTAAATCATAAAAAGAATTTGCACCATTAAGATTTGAAACACCACCACCTACTACTATTTCAACTTCCTGTCCATTTGGATTTAGAGTACCAGCAGTAAAGTTAAAGGTGACTACTCTAAACTTATCCATTAACTTTAAGGTAGTGCTATCGTATAGTCTTGTTTCTGTGCTACCAAAAGTATTACCACCACAAGTTAGCTCTACTGTTCCCCCTCCTCTAAAAGCAAAGTACCCTGTATGGGTCCAAGTAACACCTGACAAATCCATGGTAGTACCATAGACAAAAAGCCAAGATGAGCCTGAAAGTGTTAGACCAGAAGCACCTGTGGAATCAATACTACCTACTGACTGTTGATTAAGGGTTACAGTACCACTACCAGAATTGGCATCAAAATAAGCTGTATCAGATGTTCCAGGCGCAGAAAATCCACCAGAACCATTACTGGTATCTGACCAATGGGCTGTATCAGTCCAGCTTCCTGAACCTCCTATCCAGTAACGATTAGCCATTATATCTCCTTAATTGTATTATGTTATTTATTTCCATAAAAAAACCAGCCTTCAAAGCTGGAACTGAACTGATATTTTCATTGAATTGCAAAATACTGGTTGTATCCAGCTTGGGTAATCTATCTAAAACTAATCAACAATCTTAAATGTTTGTGTACTAGCACTTACTGTTATCTCTCTTATAGGGTTTACTTGGTATGTATAGAAAAAAACCATAGTATATTCTCCCTCTGGTAGATTTTCAGGAACATCTTCAGTTATTAGTGATACCCTACATCCCTTCTCATTATAGGCACTTACTAGATTAGGAACTACATAAATAATACCATCTACATATCTTCTAGCTATGGTTACTGGTTTGTTTGTATATTTACAATAATCCATTTCAAACATTACAGAACTTCCTTTTCTAACCTCCTGAGTCACAGGATACGGAGAATTATTTACCTCCAAAGTTTTATAGGGGTAAAGTAGCCAAAACAAAACCAGTAATACAAAGGCAAAACTAATACCTAAAGACACAAAAGAAGCAATACCTTTTAATTTTTCTCTTTTACTTATTTTACTCATATCAGCTTTACACATTTTATTTAGGTGTGTTGATATAAAAAGATATCATTCCACCAATCACCCCCGTTAAGATTAAACCAACTATTCCATAAACTATCTTCTGAAGTAATCCTAGCTCTGACTCCACTATTTTCATCTGGTCTTTGGTTACATAATCAGCATCTAGTTTCTTATCTATGTCGGTGACTTTTTTCTGAATGTTTGTTAATTTCTCATTTATCAATGCTACATCAACCTCTGACTGTGTATATTGTTTTCTTGTAGACATAGATATTCACTTTCTGTCTGATAAGGTCGTGGTGCCATCTTCATCTATGAGTAATATCTTCTGATATACTTTTCCGTCTATGTTAGTTTTATAACCTATACAATACTTTACTGTAACAGTCTTTCCCTCTGGCTTATAATCCTCTCTAATTCTTCTAAACCAAATAGGTTCTAACTTCATCTCATCAAAAGATAAAATCTTAATGTTCCCATCTTTGTCCTTACCAGATACTCCTAAATCAATTACAAGTATCTTTCCGTTAATTTCAAAAGAACCATCTATCAAATTAGCAAAAATAGACCTATCTTTATTTTCCCAACCTATCTTAGTTAAACCCTCTATACCAGAGTTCTTAAAATCAACCATACATTCTTTGCCACTAAACTCTTTTCTTTCCTCTCCTTTTTCAGCTATTAAATTGTATTCAAAATCTGGTGAGTGTATTTCCATTATACTTGACTAAAAAACGGCAAATAAATAAAGTTAGTTGAATTGGGTTTCTTTAATAGAACTCCGCCTAATCCAGACTCTACACCATTCCTACCAGCTAACATGGCTAGTGTCCTTCTAAATGTAATTGGGGGGTCTACTGATAAAACCTCCTCATATACATTATTGGGGTTAGCACCCAAAAACTTATGAACTACAGGGATTAAACCATCGTCTGTATCAAACAAATCTCCAACTTGTATTTTGGCTATACCTTGTGCCATAACACTTCTCAAGGCTTGGTTATCCTCTCTATAGTTTAATTTTAATTTTTCTCCATCTGGTCCTGTATATGTTGCCATAATTTCTCCTTAAAGTGATTTAAGAGTGAATTGTATTCCACTCCTAAAACTATTTAACTTTCATCATATTGTAAAGTGAAAGTAGCAAGACTCGTGTCACCTGCTGCTGCACCAGTAGTGGTTTGCAGTTGCAAAACTATGTAATCCGAATAACCTGCTGCTGACAAAGAACCTGCTAAAGAACCACTTATTGAAACATTAGCTGTTCCAGGGTCCGATGTAGGTACTGCTGTCGTAGCAACTGTAGAAGCTGTCTTCACAGGTGTTGCATAGGTTGTTTCCTCACCCTCCCATTTAACTGATAATCCTGTATTTGGTGAAAAGTCTGTTGACATCCAGAACTGAATGTTATCAATACTATTGAATGTATCAGTAAAATGTCCTTGTAACCAAACTTCATAGGAATTATTACCAGCAGTTATAGGATATGTGGTGTAATCGGATTCTGTGTTTGTATCAGCATCCATAAAGTTGAAAATGTTTCCACTTTCACCAATATCTTCTCTTGTTCCAGGCGAAGTTCCGTATGTCTTTGCCCATTGGTATGTTGCTGCCATATTGCTTACCTCCTAAAGTAAATTATTACTTGTTATCTATCTTTAGTACTATATCTCTTATCTTTTCTGCTGTTTTATCAAAGGTAAAGTTTTCCCTTACCCAATCTGCAGCTAAAAGACCTTTCTTGTAAGATTCATTTCTATTACTCTCTACTTCTCGCATAGCATCTTTAAGAGCATCATAGTCTGGTTCATACCAGTTACCTACATTTCCCCACTTCTTAGGAAACCTGATAGCCTTCTTTTTCTCGGCTACAGGTATTGGGTAGTTATACCTCTCATCAGCATAATCAGACATTCCCGTATTGTCTGCTATGATAGTAGGCAGTCCAGTTGCCATAGCTTCCAATGGCGGTAAACCAAACCCTTCCCCTCGTGAGGGAAATACAAATGCATCTGCATCTCTATAAATACATTTTAACTCATCTACAGTAGAATATCTATCTATAATTTTTATATTATCGTAAGGCATCTGAATATGACCAAGAGTGCCTGACGATGTTTTCAAAACTAATCTCACATCTGGTCTATCTTTGAACAACTCTAAAAAGGCACTTAAAACCATTCCAGGGTTCTTCCTTATAGTAAGAGTTCCCAACATCAAGAATGTAAATGTGTCCCTCTTAGGTCTTTCATATTTTTCAAATTGTTTGGTGTCAACCCCAAAAGGTACTACCTCTATTGGTATGGTTACACCCTCTCTAGCAAATAAACTTTTATTGTGTTGGCAAGGTACTATCAAAGTATCCATCTTGTTTATCGGTTCTTCTGGGTTACCAGACATTCCAGCCCAATCATTACTTGAGCCTCCTCTAGGTAACTTGTCTGTTTCAAACATTGTTATACCTATCTTATTCTTATTCATTACAGTATTGAAAGCATTTGGAAATCCACAGATTATTCCTGTGTCTGCCATAATGAATGGCTTATCTCTTAATTTCTTGCCTTCTTCTGTAAGGTTGCTTCTGACATACTCGGTAAAGGACATTACACGAACATCAAAATATTTATCTAGGGCTATAGCTATTTTCTCTGACGAACCTGAATAACCCTGACCTTGTGCTAATGTTCCATACCAATTTATTATTTTTCTATCAATCATAATTCCTCCTCATAAAACTGAAAGGGCGAGTATACACCCGCCCATCAGTTAGAGTTACTTCTTCAGTTTTTTGACTAATTTGAACTTAGACATAAACTGATTAGATGTATGAACTGTATCTTCACCTTGAGTATTCTGAACATCTTTCCACTTCTTAAAAGAAGTAAAAGAGTCATCTCTCAAAGATTTAATCCAGCTATACGGTCTAGTTGCGGTAACCCAATCTTTGACCTGTGGTAATCCACTAAATAGTCCCATACGAGTTACCTCCTTCCATTAGGCTGCGATGTCAATTTTGATAGCACCGAACTTGTCTGCTATAGAAGCAAGTACACCTCTCCTTGTTCTACCTACCATTTGTGTCATGATAAGTCTGGAAAGGTCGCCATCACCAGAATCTACTCTTATACCATGCTTAACATACTCCCTAAAGTTTTTCTTAGGAACTATTAAGTAAGCAAAGCCAGATGTGACTCCAGCATAATCGTACTCTTTACCGCCAACTACTACTGAATCTCCATCATACTCAATTAGGTCAGAAGAACTTAATCTCCTTTTCACAACTGAGGGTGATGTGTCAGCATACATAGAAGCAGCGATAGCATCTTCTAATACATACCTGTCTGCGCTATTTATTAACAACTTAGTACCTCTTGGTAAGACTTGCATAGCATTTCTCAAGGTTGTTGGTAAATCGGTATCGTAAGCAATTAGCTGAGCCGATGTTCCATCCTCCTGAGCTGCTTTCTGAGCCGCCAATGTCACCCCTGTGGTCGCATATGTACCACTTATAATCGGGGACAAATGCAAATGGTTCAACAGCTTATTATAAGCCTCCCCAAATGCTACGGAAACTTCAGACATTCTCCAAGTCTGGTTCCACTCTATCATATCTTCCGAGATTTCAATTCCAGCCGCATAGGTCTGTAGAGTAACTGCTTTAGTTACACCAGGACCTAACGAACCGAACTTGACCTCTCCGCCTTCAAACTTCTCTAGGAAAACGACCTGCACTGGTCCGAACTCTTCTTCAGTTAAAGTTTTAGGCAAATTACTGTCTGCAATGGTCGTGTAGATTTGTTTGTACACTAAAGGTACATTCTCTCTACCCGAGTACAAATCGTAGGTTGTTTTCTCAATGAACTCACGAGAACCATCGTCTGTACCAATCATTTCTTTTACAGTAACTCTGCCACTTTTAACTTCTTCCGACCAGTCAAGTGCTTTTTGTTCCTTGATTATGTTTGCAGCTTTTTCAACAGCTTGTTCCATTATTATTTTTTCCATAATAAGCCTCCAAAATCAAATACTTATACTGTGTCGGTGTATTGAGGAAGAAGTATTCCCCAGACATAGTTATTGGCATCTTTAGCAACAGTTACCTTCATAAAAGGCTTGTCGCTTGTTGTGGTTGTTATCGTTCCTGAACTATCTAAGTACAGGATTGCGCCAACAGCCGCACTTAATCCTTCTGGTATTGCTATCTCGTGTTCTCTTTGAGCAATTTCAATAGCAACTGTGTCGCCTGAGCTTCCAGATGCCATAGTTATACCAAAGAAACCATTATAGAGTACAACGGAACCTTTTTCTGTGGTTTCGGTTAGTACTATATCAATAGCTTTACCATCACTTCTTAGTGTGTCTGCCATAATTACACCTCCAAGTAAATTTTATACTACTTTATCGTGGTATATTGACGGGAATCAACTTTTCCACCACCCTCTGCAGGGTTAATATCTAACTTTCTGGACATTTCACTCAATATTCCAGAAACCGTATTGGTTTCTAAAACTGAGTTAATTATTTTTGATGCTCTGTTACGATTATACATATTCGCATCCATTTCCGCAACAACCAGACTTTTGACTATATTTCTTAATGATTTTCTAGGAACTCTTACTTCTAATTCCTTATCAATAAAGTTGTTAGTCAATTCTACTTCTTGCTCTTT